CCCGGAGCGAAAGTCGTGACACCCGAGGCCGCGACGAGCCGCCCCGCCGTCCCGCCACCAACGGCAGCGGCCGCGACCCCTACGAGGATCGTGGCGGGCGTGGCCGCACCGGTCAGCCGCCGCCGCGCGAAGACCTGGACGATGAAATTCCGTTCTAGCAACGATAATTACCGGCATGGCACGGCAGCCGTCGTACCAGGATGTCCTGCCAATCCGCGACCTGGTCACGGAAGAGGAAGCCTGGGAAGCAAAGCAGTGGCTCGATACCATCGCCGACGAATGGGCGGAGGCGATGGCCGACCACAGCCGTGCCCAGTCCCGGATAAAGATGGCCGAGGCGGCCGGGATAATGGTTTCATCGGAAAAGAGCGCCATCCGCCAGCAGGCCGACGCACGCACCACGCCGCACTACGTTCGCGCCGTGGAGGCGGCCTATGTCGCGGAAAAGCGGCGCGAGAAACTCTTTGTCCAGCGCGCCGCGAAAGACCTCATCTGCCGGCTTTTCCAGACCATCCGTGCCGACAAGCGTGAGCGCGGCATCCCCGATCAGGAAAGGAGATGACATGAAAGAGTATTCGTTCAACGACGATGCCGGCGATTTCCTGCTTGCCCAACTCGCTAAGTCGGGATCCTCGACGAAGCTCAGGCAAGCCGCCCGGACCGCAGGCCACCAACTGGAACTGCTGAAGCCGTCGGTCATGGGGATGACCCGCGACGGTTTCTATGGCGGCCCGGCGGCGATGGTGCCGGTGGATGCGATGGTCGTCATGCTTGCGCGCGGCAAGAAGGTCGCGACCATCCAAATGATGGCCAACGTGCCGGTGGCAGAGTTGTTCGCGGACATGCGCGAGGCTTCACGGGAACTGTTTCCGGACACCGGGACAGACCCGGAGGCATGGATGAAACGGATGCCGCCGGCGATGCATTTCATCATCGACCAGATCGGCTCTGTACCAGGGACAAACTCACCGAAGGGAAGCGACAATGCCATCCATGCAGCACTTGGCACGCTGCTGAATGTATTGGGTGACGAGAGGGTGGGATGGGTTGCCGACTGGGTGCAGCGGTGTAGCGAAGCAACCATCTGTCCTGCGCTGATCGGCATGATCGGCCGGGCAAGCAGCGGAACCCCCGGCCTGTGCAGCGTGGCGTGGCCGATGACGCTTCCCTTGGCGCGATACGTCGATGCCGTGATGCCAGCAGAGGGAGACTGACCGATGGGATGGAACGATCATGTGGAGTTCATCGAAACCGAATGCCTCGACTGCGGCGAGATCGACACCTGGGAATACTGGGACGACGTCGCCAAGCAGCGCTACGTCGGGGCGATCGGTGAGATGATCGGCCGCGACGTGAATAAGTCCGGCCACTGCCCGCATTGCGGCTCCCCCAAAGGAGAGCTCGTCGATGACGAATGAGCGGAACTGGATGGTCTATTGCGGAACCCTGCTCAACACGAGCAGCGGCGGTGGTGGACTGGAATTCTTCGGCCCGTTCACCGAGGCCGAGGCAACCACGGTCAGGGCAACGTTCGCCAAGAGCATGATGGCCGGCAGAAACCGCCACGTCGCGGGGACGTTTATGTGCGAGGCAATCCAGTTGCTGCGGGTGCCCGGGTATGGGGAGAAGAAATAAATGGCACAGCACACCACGCCCGAGGAATGGCTGAAGCACCTGCAGAACCCGGCAATCAACGACATCAAGCTCGCCAACTTCGTGCTGACCGACCTCGTGCACTACCAGCCTGACGGCCGCTTCAAGAGCGAGGACATCGCCAAGCTGCTGGCGCTGTTCACCGCGCTCCGCTTGCATGAAATGAACCGGACGGAGAGCTAGCCGTGCCGTGCTTTGATTGCATCTGGTATCAGCGGCCGCACCCGAGCGAGACCGGGCCGCGCCGCCAGTCCGGCATCTGCCGCAACGACAACCGCATTGTCCACGCCAACTACCAGTGCATCACCTGGCGCCAGAAGGTGGTCGAGCACGACGAGGTCGGCCTGACCAAGGCCGAGGTCGTCTGGGCCCGCGGCAACCGCGAGGATCGCCACATCAAGGCGCTGAATCACTTGTTCCGCCGCATCGAGTTCCAGCCCAATGACGACGCCCTGCGCCGCGAATTCGCCGAAGCGCTGGCGAAGTGGCGCAACCACCGTGCCAATTTCGGGATTTCCCTGAACCACACCAAATAGGCGCCGCGTGAGCGCGGCCGCCCCGCCGGAAGAAACCATGCGCGCCGGCGGGCGCGGCAAGTGGTCGGACCCCGGCGTGCCGCACAAGGGCTGGACCTGCGTCGACATCGTAGATCTCGGCGCGCCCATCGAGACCTGCGAGATGTGCGAGACCATGCAGATCCGCTACGTCCACTACATGCGCCATCCCGAGTATCCCACGGACCTGGGATGTGGCTGCATCTGCGCCGGGCACATGGAAGAGGACTACGTCGCGGCGCGCGAGCGCGAGCACAGGGTGCGGCTCGCCGGCGACAAGCGCGACCGCTGGACGCGATCGCCGCGCTGGTGGCTCTCGCAGGCCGGCAACCCGTGCTGCGACAGAGAGCAATACCTCGTCGTAGTCTTCGCCAAGACCGGCGGGTGGGGGTTCCAGGTCATCAACCGGCTCAAGGACATCAAGACCACGGCGCGCAAGCTCTACCCCACCGTGGTCGCGGCCAAGCGGGCCTCGTTCGATGCCATCCTGTGGTGTAGCGAACATCATAGATGATGCTACGGAACGATCTTGCCCGGTCCACCATGAAGGACCATATATAGGGGTATTGCCTCGCGGCCCCATAACGGGACCCCGCCAGTGAACCCGTCTGTTCCACGGGGGAAAGGTAATCCCATGACAACCGATGTCAAACCCCGCATCCAGATATTCGGCCCCGCCGTGCTGGATGCACTCCTCAAACAGAACTCCGATCCCGCGCCCAGGCAAGCCCTGGCCGACGGGATTTTCCGGCTCCTGCTCCTGCAGGCGTCATACATAGCGAACCGCCCGCACCGGGTAGGTTCCATCTATCTCATCGCTCCCATGAGCGATCGGGATCAAACCGAACTTTCCTGGAACATCCAGGACAACCCAAACCTCGGTGGCTTCGGCGGACAGCACGTCCTCAACGGCGGGCTTGTCAAGCACGAAGACGGCTACTGGGGAATTCACACATGACCGACTGGAACGATCCCGAAGACCGCGCCCGCCTCATCGAGAGCATCGGTGCGGAGGCATACAACAGGGTGTTCGAACGCATGCGCCGCCAGATCGTCGTTTCGACGGTGAACGGCCATGCCATCTTTCCAGTCCAGCATACCCGTTTCGGCCGCCTGTTCCAGGTCAACAACACCGACAGAGCGTTTTCGACCCAGGCCGAGGCCGAAGCGTTTGCCAATGAAATACCGAAAGGAAACGACCAATGAAACTGACATTCCCGCGCAAGGAGGTGGAGCAACTGCTCCAGATCCTCCGCGACGCGAAGATGCCTGTGGTTCAACTGGTCGGCGATGATGGCATCTATCTGGTGACATCCGCGGCCAGCAACAAAGGCAAGCCCTTTGTTGTCCACAGCAAGCAATGCAACTCATCCAAGATGGCGTTCGACGAGTGGTGGGACGCCAAGCGCGCGATTTTCGGCGGCGACGACGGGGTTGAGAAGATCCCGCTGCGCGACGTCGAGGCCGCCCTGGCCACCTATCCGCCGGGCCGCGACCTCGAGTTCGACATGAGCCCGAATTCGTTCGCCATGATTTCATTCGTGAAAAAAGGAGTTAAGTCATGATCACCAAATTCGACAAGGACACCTGCCGCCTGCTGGGCGATGCAACCCAGCAAGCTCTCACCGAACTGGCTGCCAAGCACGGCCTCAAGGTCGTGGCCGGCGGCGGCACGTTCGAACCGGCGAGCTTCAACATGAAGGTGAGGTTCTCGCTGTCGGCAGACAATCCAAATACGGCAGCGGCCGAACGCGAGATGTTCAACCGCTACTGCAACTTCTACGGCCTCAGGCCGGAACACTACGGGACCTTCATCCCGACCGCCAAATACGGTCCGGTGCAGTTGATCGGGTTCAACCTCGGTCGCTCCCGGTTCAAGATCAAGGTGCGGCTGCCAAGCGGTAAGCTTGTGGCTTTCGACCAAACGCTTATCAGCAAACTCAAGACCCCTGGCACGCTCACCGAGACCAGCTCGCCCTTCGAGGAGGGCCAATCATGAGGGGCCAGGACGGCGACGAGGACACCCGCCGCAAGGCGGACCGTCGCGTGCTGCTCCGGTCGCTCAGGTTGCGCAAACTCTTCGGCGCGTCGCGGTTCAACGACACCTTCACCGATGTCGAACTCGATGCCCAGACGGCTTTCGTCTGCTGGAACATCGTGGTGAGCGTCATCGACTGCGTGATGGACGCCCGCGGCGGCTGCGACGAGCAGGCGCTGCAACTCGAAGGCCACAAGGTCGAGGAACTGCTGGAATACGTCGCGGCCTACCTCGACCCCACCAAGCGAAAGGAGATCACCTGATGAAGATCACCCGCACTTCCATGTTCTCGGGCCAGGTCCACACCATGGACCTGCCGATCACTCTGCAACAGCTCGTCCGCTACGAAAACGGCGCGCTGGTGCAGGACGCGTTCCCCGACCTCAACGGGTCGGAGCGGGAATTCATAATGACCGGCGTCACTCCGGAGGAATGGCACAAATACATGGTGCTGCCGGAGGACAACGATCATGAGCCGTTCGGCTTGGATGGCTCGTGATGACGTTCGATCAGTTTCGCGCCTCGGGCGTCGATTGCGACGACCTGGGCGCCGCCCTGAACGATGCAATGTGGGACAAACCCGCCAAAGGCCGGATCTATCACGATAGCTACTGGATAGAACGCCGGCCCGAAACCGGGTGGGTCAACCAAAGCCCGGAGGAATGGTACCTCCTGCTCGAACGTTCTGACTTCCTCAGCGACAACCTCTCCGAACTCGAATGCCGCCTTTATCTCTACGTGATCGAGAGCGGCGGCTTCGATGACGACGAGGTGCCCTGAGATGTTTTGCATCATCGTGCAAAACGCCTTCGCGCGTCCCTATCGGTTCTACACCACCCGGGACGCGGCCTTACGCGCAGCACAGCGCGTTGTTCGGCGGCACAAGTATCCGGTGCACGTCGCTTGGTGCAAGCCGGGCTACGGCCCACCCAATCCGAAGGTTTGGATGGCTTTTGTGAGCCCGGAAACTGGCACTTACCGCACGGACTACTGGTCCAGCAGCGACAAATTCGACTGCTGGTTTAACGATAACAAGAAGGAAACATCCAATGCGTAAAGTCATCGACGGCATGTTGTACGACACCGACAAATCAAAGGAGGTGTGCGACATCGGCCGCCGCGGTTTCTCCCGCAACGATTTCGAGTGGGAGGATACCCAACTCTGGCTCACCCCTCGCGGCATGTATTTCATTGCCGGCGAAGGTGGAGCGAGATCTCGCTGGGCCGAACGGCTCGGCCAGAACGGCTGTGGACCCGGTGAAGGCCTCGAGGCCATCACTATCGACGAAGCCAAGCAGCTCGTCGAGAAACACAGCACCGTGGAAGTCTACATTGCCTGCTTCGGCGAACCGGAGGAGGCATGATGGCCGTCTACAGGGTAACCCTGGTGGACGGCTCGATCTTCCTCATGTCAGGCAACATGGAGCAGGCTTCGGCCGGCATCCAGGTGAACTGGCACGACACCGCCTACGATCGTTCCGGCGGCTGGCAAAGCACCCCGTATCAAACCGCGGATGCGCGCCATAGCCCGTACGACGCGGCCCAGTTGGTCGCGGAGTATTTCAAGTCCGGGCCCGACGATTGCGAGGAGGTCGAAGACGTCGAGAAGATCGACGTGGAGAAAGACCTATGAGCTGGTTCGGCCTGCGGCCCCCGCAAGGGACCAAGACGGCCGCACAATGGGGCTGTCGCGCCATTCTTACCGGGCGCGGCCGCGACCAGTTCATCGACATCCTGTTCGATCGCCAGCAGGGGGAGCCAGCAGGTGCCATCCCGCTGCCGTTCCAGGACTGGATGCAGGGACGCTTCAACAAATGGATCGCAGCCAACTGCGACCAGAAATGGATCGACCCGACTGGCGGCGAGACGTTCAAGCTCGACGACGGCATGTTCCACGCCGTCGCCTGCTGTAACCGCTCGCACGGCTACCTCTACGTCTGCGCCTGGATGGATCACGTATTCTGAAAGGCCTGCGCGGTCGGGCTCACACCCCGGCCGCGCTTTTCCATTTCTAAAGGAAAAATATGATGAAAACCATGCACGCGGGCCGCGGGCATAACCGCCCCCCGCCAAAGCGATCGCACGAGCTCGCGCTGGAAAGCGCGCCCGTGCAACTGATGATGGCGGAGATGGCTATGCTTCGCAGCTCCGCCATCCGCGAATGCAACGATCACATCTTCCAATACGTCAAATCAGCCCCGTGGGAATTCTTCCCATCGCGGCTGCGTAAGTCGCCGACCAAGAGGGCCGTACTGATCCGGATATTCCACGCCACGTGGAAACCCGCGATCCAGACCCGCTTGGGACAGATCCGATACATCAACCGCAAGCTCGCCCGCTGCTGCGCCAACTGGCGCCTGCGGAGCGACACCGAACTCGTCGAGCCGCCGCTCTACGACGGCTACGATATCGGGGTTTATGACAGTGCTCGTTTCCAATGGAGGACTGGCCGATGAACTTCGACCCGCGGTTCGAAATCCACGACAGCACAGGTAAGTGCATTGGCCGTCGCCTTGTCGACCGCAATGCGGCGCGCGATGCCGCGGCCAATGCCAGCCACGACGTCAAGCACTACGTCACCCTGTGGTGGATCAACGATGACGGCTGCCCGGCCCATCTGCTGGGCCATGCCGCCCGGGGCACGTTCCGTGCCCGCCCCTGCATGGAGGCCCAGACATGGCGATAATCTTCGGTGACCCGCCCTATGCTGGTCTCTATTTCGATAGCACGATGCTCGAGGATTTCATCGCGGCCGGGATCTTGATGGTCGAGGACAAAGTACCTCCGGTCCCGCTGGACTGGCCGCTGATCGACTGGGTCAGGCAGCACGTCGACGAGGTCGCCTTCCGCCACGCCGTCGAGCGCGGCCGCAAGATGACCCCGGCCGAACGTGGCCAGTATCTGACCAAGGCGCTGGATGATAAGTGCGATGGCTAGTGTCATCGTGTTTCGCCATCCAACCACCAAGATCACCTACGAGGTCTTCTTCCGCGACGGCGAGGCCGAAGCTGTGGCCCGTCACCGGCGCGGCAGAAAGCCGATCGACGTCTGGTGGAACATGCGCGGGGAGCCCAGCTCTCACGTTTTGAAAATCATCGACCTGGCTATCAACATCCGCAACGCGCGGAAATGACATAACCCCCCTGGCACACGCCGGGGGGGTTTTTCGTTTTTCCGTCACAGTGCCATGTCATGCTGTGGAAGGAGGACATGGAGATGCTGAAAGTATTCGCTTTCTTGCTCGTCGCGGCCCTTGGCATCAACCCCGCGCTGGCCCGCGGCGACCATGGCGGCCACGGCGGCTGGGGTGGTGGCGGCAACTGGGGCCATGGCGGTGGCTGGAACCGCGGCGGATCCTGGGGCGGCGGCGGCAACTGGGGCTATCGCGGCGGCGGGGTCGGGTTCTACCCCTTGCCCGTCCCGGTCTGGCGCCCGCCGGCCGTGACCTTCTACGTTTCCCCGGTGCCGACCTACTACGCGCCGCCGCCGGTCTACTACGCGCCGCCGCGCTATATCGACTATCCGCTGCAGACGCCGGTCGAGCCGGCGCCGCCGCCGGTGATAACGCGACCATCTAACCCGTGCTGCTGCTTCTGCAGCGGCGGTGTCGCCTATCGCTACTAGGACTGCACCACCCGCACCGTGATCCCCGGCGGGGCGATCACGCTGACCATGACGGTGACGAGTTTGTCCGGGTCATCCGGCACAGGGGGCGCCGGAACCGCCCGCCCGCCCGACCAGGCCGAGCGTAGCTCCTGCTCGCTCATCTGGGTGCTGTTGCAATCGACATTGCCCGAAACGCCGGGGGCGGCCCCGGTGTCGGTGAATTGCCACAGCATGTACTTGGGCCAGGTCGCCTTCGGCCATTCGGGCTGGCTCGCGTCGGTGTACTGGGCAATCCAGAGCTGATGATCGGCCAGCCAGGGGATGTGCTTTTCGCCCACGCCCTCCTTGATCAGGTGGCCGCTGTAGATGACCGCCTTGCGCCCGGTCAGGCCCTCCACCGCCTGGAGAAATGCCTGCAAGTCGTTGAGGTCCATCTCATCGTCTTCGTAGTCGGCGCAGATCAGGTCGTTCGGTCCCGGCTTGGCCGCCTTGATGAACCATTCCGCCTGCTCCTGCTGGCTGCCGGGGCGCATGAAATGGTACGCCCCCCACAACAGCCCCGCCCGCATCGCCTCGTTGCGGCGCGACGTGTAGGTCTCGTCGACGTTGTAGTTGCCCTCACTTGCCTTGTGGATAATCCCGATAATCCCGGCGGCGCGGATCGCGCTCCACGATGCGACTTCGTTATGATGGGAAATATCCAAGACGTCGGTCATGGCACAGTCTCCTATTGCAGCCGCAGGATGGCATGGGTGGCGTCGGCGGTCGGCATGACGATTGTAAAGGTCCCGGCGGAGACGAGTTGGCGGCCGGCGAAATCGCCGAGATAGACCGCCCGGTTGGTCCCGGTCGTGTTGGTCCCCGACATTCCGCCCAGGCGGTTGTTGGTGTTGTAGATGATGCAGCCGTCACTATCGATCGTCGCCGTGGTCCAACTCACCGTCCCGCCGAACGAGACGAACGCGATGGTGCCCGTGAGCGTTGGGGCGACGTTGGTCAGCGGCAGCCCGCCCGCGGTGTAGCCGGTGCCGGTGACCTCGTCCGTGGCGCCGGTCACGTCGGAATAGTTGACCGTGGCGCCGCCATAGGTCCCGGTCGGGCTGTGGCGGATCAGCGCCACCTTGAAGACGTCGCCGGTGAACACCAGCGAGGTCGCGGAATGGGTGCCGATGGCATTCGGGTAGATCCGGATCGTCGTGGCCGAGACGATGTCGGTTACGATCGTCCCGGCCACGCAGTCGCCGTTGGTCTCCACGATCGTCATGCCGATGCTGATCCCGGCCATGCTGACGATGCCGTCGATGGTGTCGTTGCTGTGGGTGCTGCCGACCACGGTGACCGGGCCGCCGAAGCAATGCGCCCCGGCGAACAGTTCAGCCTTGAAGGTGCCCGGCATCGCGGTGGTGATCGCCATCCTACTGTTCCTCCGTGGGGGGGGCCGGTTCGAGCACGGCCTCCGGCGTGGGCGGCAAGCCGTGCCGCTTCCGGTAGAGCTGTCCTTCGCCGGCGCCCGGGTTGCGGTCGGCATGCCACAGCCGCTCGACGTGGCGCATGTGCCGCGCATGGTCGGTGACCACGGCGCGGATCGCGTCGATCACGTCGGCGCCCGTGATGTGTCCCTGCCACGGCGTGCCGTTGGCCGCGGCCTGGATCTCGGCAAAAAGCTGGCCGAAATCGAGCACGCCCTCGAGCTCTTCGTCGAAGCGCGACATGCGGTTGCGCAGCGCGGCGCTCTCCTCGTCCTGCACCTGCTTGTAGTGCTCGGCCAGCACATCCATCAGGCGGCCGCGCAGGATCATCCCCGACGCGGTCAGTTCGGAAACCAGGCCATCGACCGGGATCAGGTCCTCGCAGGTGACACGGGCCCAATCCTCCGGCGAGTGCGGACCGCCATTGGTGGCCAGGACGCGGTTATACATTGCAGATCTCCTAAAAAACGCCCTGCATGAAGAATACGAACCGGCTCGCCGTGCCGCCGGCAAGCGCGAACAGCGTGCCGGGAACGCCCGTCGCATAGACGCCGGGCGCCAGCACGACCGGTCCCTGGAAGGGCAATATCGAGCCGGCCATGCCGGTGGCGTAGACGCCGATCGGCCCGACGATCGTCGTCGGCAGCCCGGAAACCGTGGCCCATTCCTCGATCGCCGACTGGGTCAGGATGTACTGGGTGTCGGCGGCGCCGGCCTGGGCCCATTGCTCGATCGCGATCTGGGCGACCGCGTAGCTGCTGTCCTCGGCCGCGGGGACTGCCCATTCCTCGATCGCCAGCGCGGTCATGTTGAAGGCGGTCGGCGCGTCGGAAACGATCGCCCATTGCTCGATGAAGGCTCGGTCGACCTGGACCTGCGGCGTGCCCTGCGCCCACTGATCCATGATCGCCTGGGTCAGCTTGGCCGAGACGATTTCGGGCGCCGGCGCGTAGCTGTCGGACGACCAGGCCGAGAAGCCGGTGGGTGGAGCGAAGTAAAACGAGCCGGCGGTGTCGTTCAGCGTGTAGATGCCGGTGCCGGGGGTGTTGTTGACATACGAGACCGAAAGCGCCATCGGCCATTGCGTCGCCTGCACCGTGAGGCCCTGGCTTGGGATCGTCGGGCTGCCGGAGAATGTGTTGACCCCGTACCAGAGCCCGTTGTTGCGGTTCCACCAGACGAAATTGTTGATGGCATCGTAGGCGATGCCCATGACGTCGCCGGACTGGAAGGTGAGGCCGGTGGCGATGTTGTCGAGGTGGTACCCGTTCTGGGCCAGCATGTAGAGATAGATGCGTTGGTAGTAGTTGGTCTGGGTCGGGTTCCAGGCCACCACGGACAGCCCGACCGTGGCGTAGCCGCCCGGCGTGCCGTCGACCCTGATCTCGGCGTAGAACTTTCCGTCGCCGGTCTTGTGGGTGACGATGCTGCGGGCGCCGGGCGTGACGCCGGTGCCGGTGCCGAAGGTTATCCGGGTGTTGGAGACCGACCGCGTTATCGAGGCCGGATGGTCGGGCGCGAAGCCGAAGTTCGGCTGGCCGGTGCCGTCCAGTTCCATCGCGACCATCATCGCGTTGGACTGCGCCGAACCGCCGACCAGCGGGTTGGCCGGGGTGGTGACGTTGCCGCCGCCGCTGACGTACCAGGATTCGGTGTTGTAGGCGGCGTCGATGGTGACGTTGAGGGTGTTGGCGCAGACGTAGCCGACATAGTAGGTGGTGCCGGCGGTCACGTTCAGGGTGGCGGCCAGTGGGAAGCGGTTGTAGTTGGCCGCGACCGAAGTGACCGTCGACCCGGTTGCCAGCAGTGCGCTGTGGTTGCCGTCGTAGATGACGGCCTTGAAGCTGATGCCGCTGACCGCGCCCGGCATGTCCATCAGGACCGCCGTCACCGTGCCGCTGCACTGCGCCGTGATCTTGCTCAGGTAGGTCGAGTTGACGCCGGCGTTGCCGGTGGATCGGTAGGTCGTGTCGAGACCGATGTAACCGCCGGTTGGCATCTAGATCATGCCACGACGATCGGGCCGATTTGCGCGCTGTCCAGGGCTGCGTTGGTCCAGGCGACGCCGGTGGTGGGATCGACCGTGTCGGCGCGCCACGCCATGTTGTACTGGTCCCCGCCGGTCAGGGTGGCGATGGTCGGGGTCGACACCGTGGTGGCACCGATCTTGAGCCGCATCGCGGCGCTTTTCTGGCCCGGGCCGCTTTTCTGCATCTTTCCGCGGGTGACGACCCCGACGGTCGCGGTCGGTAACAGCGCATCGTGCAAGGTATAATACATCATCGGATCGATCGGCGGCGTGAGGCCGTAGAAATCCGCGTGCCCGACGACGTCGTCATAGGTGTAGGTCGTCTGGTCGTCGATGCCGGTGTCGGTCATGTCGGCGACCACGGAGTAGTTGTGCGGGACTATGACCATGGCCTGCGACCCGGAGCCGGGCTCGCCGAGATACCCGGCGCTGGTTCCGCCGGAGGTCGGGAATGCCGGGCCGTAGGTCGCCGGATTGACGAAGGTGTAGTTGTAGATGCCACCGTTGCCGTTGCCGACGATCGCCGCGTCCGACCAGATCGCAATGTAGACATTCTCGGCCGGGGTGTTCCTGCGCAGGCTGTAGCCGCCCGGGATCGGAAACGTGTTGATCCCCGAGCCGGGATTGACCAGTTCGCTCGTTTCAACCAGGAGCGTGACCGGGAGATATTGGCCGTATTGGTTTGTCGTGACCGAGTAGAGGGCCATGCGCGCCCGACCGGTGATGCCGGCGGCGAAATTGAACTGCAGGCCGGTCACCATCCCGCTGATCGGAACGGAGCAGACCATGCTGCGCACGACATGCGGCGACAGCGAGGCGGTATGGGAATGATCGGTGTCGGCCACCTTGGACACGGTCGCGGGGAACTTGCTGAACTGGATGCTGGCATTGGTGTCGGGGCGGCGCTGAAAACAGCGGATATCGCCCGCCCATGGCACCGTCGTTCCGCTGCGCCAGACAAAGTCGTCGAGAAGGGGATTAAATGATCCAGGGGCGTAGCCGAGTTGCAGCCGGTTCGCGTAGTTGTGGGCGGTGCCCCCCGCGGTGTCGAGGCCGCCGAGGAAGAAATCGTTGGTGGTCTTGCCGTTCTTGCGTCCCGCGAACGAGCCGGCGGTGTTGTGGACGACCACCTCGAATTCGAACGACTCCCAGGTCTCGGGCCGTTTCATCGCCTTTGGCCAGGTTGCCAGCACGACGGTGTTGTCAAACTGTCCCTGGATCAGCGTGATGTCGCCGTTCGACATGAACATGATGGTGCATTGCGGCGTGGCGCCGTCAGACAGTTGGAAATACATTCCTCCGTAATAAGTATCCGAGGGATGGGGGAACACCTTGACTGAATGCCGGTGGACGCAGTTGATGTGGTGCACCGAATCGTCGGAACTGCTCTTCTTGACCAGCGTGGAGTTATAGTAGGTCGCCTTAATATCGAGCGAGTAGCCGCCCCAGCGGGCATAGCCGGAGATCAGGAAGAATGAAAAGCTTTCCGGATCCCAGTAGCCGTAGGTCGAATCCAGGTGCACCTCGTAGCCCTGAATGTAGGTGTCGAAGCCGTCGGCAAAAAACCAGGCCATCGCGTCCTCGCTAACTGACTATGAGGGGGCCGAACAGCAGCGCGTCGACTTCCTGCCAGGTCCAGGCGGCGCCGGTGGCCGGGTTGGTGACGTCGGTGCGCCAGGTCCAGGTGTAGCCTTCTCTGTTGTTGCCGGCATTGTCGTAATTGTCGCCAGCCCCCAGGACGATGGTCGGGGTCTGTACCGTGGTGGTGCCGCTGATGAGTTGCATGCAGGCGGTTTTCGTTCCGGCGTCGGTCTTGCGCATGTAGCCGCGGGTGGTCACCCCGAGCACATTGGTTAGCGCTGAACCGATCTGGGCGGGGGGATACAGGTCGGCGGTGCCGGGCGCGCTGGCGATGACGTAGCCCCAGCCGGCGTCGGTGTTGGGATCGCCGAGGCACGAGGCGCTGTCGAGGACGATGGTGATGACGAAGTAGTTCACGCCGTCCGGTGACGGTGACAAGCCGCCCGGGGTTCCCGGGAAGCTGGTGAAGGGCGGGTCGGTGCCGATCCAGCCGACGAGAGTGGGATCTTCGGGATCGTCAAGGATACTGTAGAGACTGTAGAACGCCTCCCACGCCATGTCGGTGACGATGCCGATCCAGACTTTCTGGCCGGTCACGACCACCACCGGGGGCGAAAAGATGAAGTCGGTCCATGGGCCTGGCGCGACTATTCCGTTAATCGGGATCGCGGCACCGAGGACCTCGCCGGGAGCTCCGTTATTGTCGGCGAACAGCGCCAGTTTGACAGTGCCTGGAAAGTCAGTGCCGATATAGCCCGGGGAGAAACTCACCACCGTAACCGTCCCGCCGCCTTCCATGACCGCGTAGCTGTAATACGCAAGATTGGCCACCGCGTCGGCGTCGTAGCCGCCGCCGTTGGTATACTGGTCGGTCTCCCCGACCTTGGTGAACTGGGTGTTCTCGGAATAGGCCGGGAAGCGGGTGAAGCACCGTGCATCGCCGACCCATGGCACCGTCGTTCCGCTGCGCCACAGAAAGTCGTCGATGAGCGCGTCATACCACGAACTGTAGGCAAGGATCCCGAACGCGTTGGCGTAGCTGTTCGCGGTCGCGCGCGTGTTCATGCTGGTGCGGGTGAAGTTGTTCACCGCGCTGCCGTTGACGCGTACCGCGAAGCTGCCGAGCGTGGGATGGATGGTGATTTCGAACTCGAAGGACGTCCAGGTCTCGGGATAGATGAAGGCGTCGGGGAAGACCGCCAGGAGGGTGCCGCTCATGAAATCGCCGCGGAACAGTTGGACCGAGCCGTTGTTCATGATGCCGATACAGCATTGCGGGGTGAAGCCGTCGTAGAGCTGCAGATAGTAGGTGCCATCCGTTCCCTCCGGGTCCACCGCCTCATGCTGGAGGAAGGCGAGGTTCAGATGGTGCAGGGCGTCGTTCGAGTTGCTTGCCTTGTAGACGACGGGGATGTCGGACGGGCCGTAAGGAACGAAGAGGGCCCAGCCGCCGTGGCGGCCTTCCTCCGTCTGGAAATTGCCGGTGCTGGTGTAACTGGTGCCGCTGCCGGTGCCGGAGTCCCAGTATTCCATGAAGGGATCGAGGCTCCCGTCATAGGCGTCGAAGCCGTCGCCAAAAAACCATGCCATGTCCGGTTACACCACGATGGGGCCGAATTGCAGCGCGCTGACGTTGGTCGGCGTCCACGGCGCGCCGGTGTTGGGGTCGAGCACATCGGTGCGCCATGTCCATGCGAAATTGGTGCCCAGCGTCACTGTCGGGGTCTGGTAGGTCGTGGCGCCCGACTTGATCTGCACCGTGCCGCTGCGGAAGCCGGCATCGCTCTTCTGCACGTAGGCGCGGGTGGTCACCGCGACGACGCCGATCGGCGTGGTGCCCAGCGAGCCCAGCGCGTAGAGGTCGGCATGCCCGGAGACGCTGTCGTAGACATAGGTCGCGGTGGCGTCCTGGTGCGCCTCGCTGACCATTTCGGCGTTGACGGTGGTGTTGATGTTGACCGAGTTGCCGACCTGATACTGCCCGGTGCTGGTGGAGGGACTGGCGACCGGGAAACTCGCGTAGGAGACCGTCGCCCCAGTACGACCGATGGTGGTGGTGTTGATGGACACCGTCGCGGTCACGTCGTGCGAGATGCCGAACCAGTATTGCACCCCACGGGTTACCGAGACCGGGGTGCCGAAGGTGAAGGTGTTGTTGCCGCCGGCCGGGTTGACCACCGGAGTGGCGGATCCCAGCACCGCGCCGGGGTTGTTCCCGACATCGGTGAAGATCGCCATCTTGCAGTTGCCGGTGAAGCCGGTGCCGAAGCTTGCCAGGATGGTGGCGATCGAACCGGTGACGGTCGGCGTGAACGGGGTGTAGCGGGCGGTAGCCGTGACGTCGCTGGTCGTGGTGTTCGGCGTCAGGGTCTGCACCAGGATGCTGGGTGAGCGGCCGAACTGGGTGCTGACATCGGTCGTCGGCAGTCGCGTGTAACAGCGCAGATCCCCGACCCAGGCCACAGTCGAGGTGTCGCTGCGCCACAGCAGGTCGTCGATGTGCTGGTAGCCGACAAAGCCGGACATGCCGTATTGCAGCCGGTTGGCATAAGCGTTGGTCGATGGCTTGGTGTTGATGCCGGACTGGTTGAAGTCGTTGCTGGTGCTGCCATTCCTGCGGATCGAGAACGAGCCGGCCAACTGGCTGATGACGACCTCGAACTCGAACGCGTACCACGCGTTCAGCACGGTGACCGCGGTGGTCCAGATCGCGAGCTGGGCGCCGGCGGGCGTCCCCGACGTCAGCACGATGGCGCCGTCGGAGCGGAAGACGATGCAGACTTGCCCGTTGGAGGCGTCCAGCAGTTGCAGATAAGTCCCCATCGTGGTGCCGCTGAGCGTCGCGGTTTGCTGGAACGCGCAAACGATGTGGTGCACGCTGTCGTTGGCGCCGCTGTTCTTGACCATCGGCGAGCCGACGTTGCGCATCGCCTGGCTGCCGGTGAACCGGCCCGTCACCAGCGAGAGCGCGCTGGCGGTGCCGCTGTCCCAGAACCCCACGAGGGCGTCCGCGGGAACCGCGTAGAGATCGAAGCCGTCGCCGAAGCACCATGCCATGGTTGCTGTCCTTCTTTAGGCGATCTTCTGGATGCCGTAGGTGATGTGGCTTGGACCGATCGCGAAATAGGAGATGATGTCGTAGGTGTTGGCCGGCGTGCTGAGCGTGCCGGCCGCACCCCCGAGCGGGAACCAGTTCGAGGCGAAGGTCAGGGTGCGGCTGCCGGTGCCGTCCTGGCGCACCACGATGTTGCCGTTGTCGCCGGCCAGGCAGTTGCTCGGATTACCCATCGTGCGGTTGCCGGCCAGCACCACCGAGAACTGGTTGCCGAGGTTGAAGTCCACGACGATGGTCGCGGCGTCGGTCAGCGTCACCGGCGGCGTATGCTGGCGCGCGGTCCAGGTGTTGACCGCGGTCAGCACCGCGGCGCCGCTGTCGCCGGTGCGCGAGAAGGCGAAGCCCAGCACCGTGCCCAGGGCGAACGGACTGGCGCTCGAGGAGCCGATCGGCGTGACGCTCAGTTCGCGATAGCCCGTCTGCGCGACCAGCGCGGTCATGTTGAACATGATCCACGCCGCGGTGTTGGCGGTGTCGAACAGCCGGATCTGCCCATCGATGACACTCGAGGAACCGCCAAGCGTGTCGAGCACCGAGGACCAGTCGGTGCCGTTGTAGTCGAGCACGTCGAGGTAGATCGCGGTGCTGCCGTTCTGGGTGCCGTTGTTGAGCCGCAGCTTGCCGGGGCCGGGATCGGCGTTGGAGAGCCCGGTGTCGAAGCTGTACATGATGCTGATCGCGCCGCCGACCGGCCCGGCCCCGCCGGCGCCGTAGGAGGTGACGCTGAGCCCGTCGCTCTGCAGCATCGCCGTGCTCAGCGAGGGGATGTTGACGATGGCTCCGGTGGCGCCGCCGACCGAGAGGGTGAAGGCGCTCGACTGGTTCGACACCAGGAACACCCGGTAGGCCGGCAGCCCGCCGGTCGGCGTCACCAGCGGGATGGTCAGCTTGCACGCCGAGGGCAGGCCGGTGCACTTGAACACCTGGTTGCGCGAGTACTGGCTGAAAGAGAGCGTGGTGTTACCCGCCGCCATGTTGACGCTGATCTGCGAGTTGAAGGCGGCCTCGAGCTTGACCACCGCGTCGTTGATCGCGGGGACCTTATCAATCTGAGTCGGGGCGACCTGGTTGATCTCGAGAATGGGCGAAACGGGCATGGCGTGTTCCTCAGTAAGCAGGCAGTTCGGCGTAGCCCTGGAAGCCCATCCCGACCACGGATGAGACCTGGTAGACCGCGAGGTAGAGCGTCGACGTCGCCTGGTAGAAGCTGTCGGTGGTCATCTGCCCCGACGTGTAGACGAAGGTCGCCGCGGTCAGGCCCATGTAGGACCGCGTGTATGACAGCGGATTGGCCGGGTTGAACACCAGGATCGCGCCCGGGCCGGGCAGGATGTAGGCGTTGTAGAGCTCGGCGGCTTCGAACAACGGCGCGGTGTCGGTGCCGTCGATCAGCGGGCTGCCCATCCGGGTGCGCCGGGTCCAGTAGATATTCAGCCCGGTCCCGTCGACGGCGCCGCGGCGCATCCAGACCGGGGCGTAAGGCATCAGGTCGAAACCGCGATAGGTGAAGGCGCTGATCGGGGCCTGGTCGAGGAAGCGGCCGCTGGGCACCAGCTTCCACAACTCCTGGACGTTGATTTCCGCCAGCGACAGTGTGTTGCCGCCGATCTTGCCGGCCTGCAGCATGATGAAGCGTTCGCCGGCGGTGTGGGTGTTGGTGGCCCACTCGGTGCCGCGGCGGCCGCGCAGCAATTCGGACAGCGTGTACGAACCGTCGTTGTTGAGGGTCACGGTCTGGTACTGGATGATCTCCGCGCCCAGCAGCGCCGCGTTGGTCCCCTGCAGCATCTGGTCATAGGTGCAGCTCAGCGGGAATGTACTGCTGCCGTTCAGGATGATGGTGACGGTGTTGAGGTAGTCGGTGGAGAACTTCGCCGCGGTGTCGCCGAGCGCGTCGAGCGTGGTGGCCCAGTTCACGGAGAAGGGGATGTTGATGTAGTCGTTCCAGGTCGCGGAATTGTCGGTCGAGCGGAATATCTCGCCGGTGATCCAACTGCCCGCGGTGCTGCCGACGGCGTAGTAGATCCGCGTTGAGACCCCGCCGGTGTCGTCGCTGTCCTGCAGCAGCGGCACGTTGAACTGCAGGAAATCGGCGAACGGCGCCTGGGCGACGGTCTGCGGCAGGCTGCCGTAGGTGGCGCCCTTGATCGTCGACGGCAGTTCGTAGGTGGTGTTGTCCTCGAAGGCGGCGTTGATGTGGATCGACAGGTCGGCGCCGATGTGCTGCTCCTCGATGCGCACCTCGTAGATGTCGCCGCTGTCCATGTTGACGGTGACGTTGTCGGCCGGATCGAGCCAAAGATATTTCCACGGCAGCACCGTCTGCACCGTGTCGCGCTCGGCCCACATCGTCCACAGCCACTTGGTGGCAATCTGGGTGGCCTCGAGATTGTTGGTGATTATCGGCAGGTCGATGGTCATGCGGCGTTTCGACCACACCGTCGGCACCGGCGCCTCGGTGCGCTTGGCGTAGGTGGCGCCGGTCTGAAAATCCAGATCGACGTCCTGGAACCGCAGCGACAGGATCATCGGCAGTTCCTGCTGCTGGGCTTCCTTGACTCGCCAGAACTGCGACGGGTCGTTTTCGTCGAGGCTGACCAGGTCGCGCTGCGGAATGGTGACCATCGAGGGCTGGCCGCGCGGGATGAATTTGAGCGTGTAGTCGCTCTCGATCATATCGATCTGGTAGACGTGGCAGAGGTCCGCGATTGCCGCGCCGGCCGATTTCAGTTCCTGGATGCAATAGCCTCGCGTCGTCTGGGTGACCAGGTTGAGGTCCAGCATCTCGTCGGTCATGCCGACCCGGTGGCAGATGTCGCGGATGATGGTGGCGACCGGCACGGCGTTCCTGTCGTCCACCCGGAACATGTAGGCGACCACGAGCTCGCCCGCGCCGGCGGCGGCGAAGCCTCCCACGTTCGAGGCGACGTAGGCGACGTAATTGCCGTAGGAGTTGGAATTGACCCCGGCGGCGGAGTTCGCCCAGTGGATGTTGTTGTAGGCTTCTTCGGTGCGGACCGGGCTTTCGGTGACCCGGCCGGTCGCCATGTCGATGTCGATGAACAGGTGGTCGCCGTCGAAGAAGATCTGAAACAGGCCGCCGCCGGTGAGCGGGATGTAGCCCAGCGTGGTGTCGGCGTAGCGGTTGGTCCAGCCCAGCCCGGCGCCGCGGCCGGTCCAGCCGACGCCCGTCAGGGATGACCATTTTATGTAATTCTGGCCGCCGGCATCGATGATGATGCTGTCATCGGTGGCGTAATAGAATGTCCGCCAACTCATGCTGACGCTGGTGATCAGCGGTTCGCCCCAGTCCGCGAGGTTGATGGTGCCGGTCAGCTTGAAGTTGCCCGAGGAGCCCTGCACCGACGGGTCCTGGCCGGCGATGATGTCGGTGTACAGCAACACTCGGTAGAGCGGGTCGACACTCCCCCCGTAGCCGTTGAGGATCCAGAGCTGGCGGGTACCGGAGATCTGGTCGTCGTTGCCCAACTGGAACTCGTGGTATCCGTTCGGATACTCGACCGGATACGGGTTGCTGATGAGCATTCCCAGCGGGTCGATCAGGAACACGCCGGGTCCGCTGAGCACGCCCACGATCATGTCGGACACGCCGGCGGTCGAGTTGCCCTGGCCGTAAACGGCGATGCCGTTGCAGGTGTAGTAGCGGTCGGGCGCGGTGCGCGGCACCATGAGGGTGTAGGCGCCGCTGAACGTCATCGGTCCCGGCTGGATGGTGATCAGGGCGCTGTGCACGCCGTTATGGCCGGCGACATAGACCATTCCGGACGGGCCGCCGGCAATCCAGTCCGCCTCGAATTGCGGGCCGAGGGCGGTTGGCAGCAGGCCGCCCTCGAAGAAGATCCGGTCGTAGTCGGCCGACAACACCTCGGACATCGTGTAGATGCTGTAGGTTATCACCCCCCAATTAACGTAGGAGAACAGGTTGTCGTAGACGCTGCGGGGGTAGTAGAGGCAGAACACCATGCCGCGATCCCAGTCGACCGCGGTGCGGTAGTTGCTCCACCATTTCGTGGTGTGACGCGCGAGGATCTTCCAGGCGGTGTAGCTCTCGGCCGTGGTCGAGACAATGACCGTCGATTGCGGCATGCGGTTGCCGAAATGCGACATATCGGCCTCGTCGTAGAGCATGTAGGCAAGGCCGCGATAGGCCGGGCACGAGGCGCCCGGAATGACGTTCTCCTGCACCCATTTCACCATTTTCGGGTCGGGGAGTTGGGCCTCGTCGCCGGGGTAGGTGCGGATGGTGAAACGGTACTTGCACTGGTCCTCGGGGAACAGCGCGGTCCAGTCCATGAATAGCTTGCCATCGAGATAGAGCTTCTTGAACGTCACCGGCCCTTCGCAAACCGCCAGTGCCACGCTCTGGTTGTAGTTGTAGGCGATCGTGCCGAAGGCCTTGCCGACGGTATGCTCGTGGGTGGAGATCGGGCCCTGCCAGATCATGTTGACCGGCAGCCGCATCGTTCCCCACACGATGGGGATCGGCTTGCCGTAGCTCGAGTTCATGATCTGGACGTCGGGGACCAGCGGCTTGGCCTTGGCGCGGCCGAAGATCAGCGAGCCGATGATGCCGCCGGCCAGGGAGCCGATCATGGAACCGAACGGCCCGCCCACCATGCCGCCGATATAGCCGCCGGCCATGCTCAGAGCTGACGTGCCGACCTGGGCTCCCATCTGCGAGCCCATGGTTCAGATCTCCATGTCGGGGAAAGCCAGCACGTCGATCGCGCGCAGCGACCGGGTGACCGGGTTGTCGTCGTAGGGTTCCTCGGCCACCCCGGCATCGATCCGGACGTGCAGGATGTGCGGCCGGTACTCCTTCATGGTGAAGAAGCCGACATGACAGGGCAATTTGACCTGGGCGAACACCCCGATGCAGCCGGTGAGGTTGCCGGTGAGCGACATCGGCTTGAGCCATTTGCGCATCGTGGTCAGCACCAGGCGGCGCGGATGCGGCTGATGGGAGTAGTCCGGCATGTCCTCGTGCGGCACCCCGAAATATTTCGCCACGACGATGCCGAGGCCGAGGCAGTCGAGGCCGCGTTCGGTGCGGCCGCGATGCACGAACGGCACGTAAAGCCATTGGCGCGCCTGGAAGACGATTTCGTCGCGGGTCATCCTCATGCGTCCGGATAGGACAGCATGCGGTCGATGCCGGGGATGTCGGTCTCGGCGCGCATGTTGAGGATATTGTTGAATTTTTTCAGGCAGGTATCGCGCCTCTTGTCGCAGCCCGGGTGGTACCAGAACTTGTCGTTGATCGCGATCGGCATCATCATGCCGAGATACATCGAAACGGTGTTGCTGGCCGGGTCGTAGGTTTTCAGTTCCATCGACACGCCGGTATTGTTGCCGGTCATCCACTCGAGCGAACCGGCATCGAGATAGGGGTCGCCGAAATTCTCGATGATGATGCCGCCGAGGATGTCGCCGCTTTTGGTGACGCTGCCCCGAAGGCCGGTGCCGATGGTTATGGTGAGACCGATCGGCCGGTCGTTGGGGCCGATCCAGGCAAGGCCGGCAAGGGCGAGATTGCTGTGGATCAGCACGTCGGCGATACGGCCGATCGCCTGCTCCTTCTTGGTGTCGGTGAAGAACTCGACCGTGCAGGTGTTGATGCCGTCGCTGATCTCGACGAGGGTGCGGATCGAGACGCTGTTGGTGGTCATGATCGAGGCGGTGGCCCCGTAGCTCGCCCCGGCCGGATAGGACAGCGGATTGGAGTGGAAGCTGTGGCGATCGAGGACGCCGAGCACGATGCCGATCTGGCGGTAGGCGGGGACGCATTCCCAGACCACCTGGAAGTCCTCGACGTTGGCGCCGACCGTTATCGCCCACGGTGGCTCGCCCGGGCCGGTGGTGCCCTGGTTCTTCGCTTTGAAGATCGCCTGCATCAGTCCTTCGTCGGTCGGGTTGGTCGGGCGCACGTAGAACCCGGCCGGGACGAGTTGGCCGGCTTGCCAGTATTGCGGCTTGATCGGCACCTTGCACTTGCTGTCACCGAGATCGGCCCGGCACAGCGGCGAGTAGAAATTGCCCAACTCCTGCACCAGCGCCTGGGTCAGGCCGCGCAGTTCGGCCGAGAAGGTACCGTTCGGCGAGACCACGGTCTCGCCCAGCCAGCCGGTGCGCATGCGGATCGGCGTGAAGCCCGGGGATTTCCAGTTGATGAAGAACAGGTAGACCCGGGCGTAGTCGAACATGCGGTTCTTGACGTCGCGCTCGGTGACCCCGCCGGGACTGTCGCTGAAAAACCCCATCACGTTGAGGTTGTCGATCTGGCCGGTCGAGCCCGACTGGATCGCGGTCTGCGAGAACCCCGCGGTCGACAGGTAGGTGATGCCCTCAACCACGATGTCGACGTCGAAGGTGGTGAAGCCGAACTGTGCGCCGTCGGTGCGCACGATGTGCCAGCACGCCGCCAGGGTGGTCACCCCCTGGGCGAGGTGGGCTTTCATCGTGCTGTCGACGGAGTTTTTCGGCATCAGGAGATTTCCCGGATTTCGACGACCGGGATCGAATCCCAGGAGTAGATTTCAGTCGTCGTGATGGTGGCCTGCATCTGGTCGACGTCGAAGCGCACCGGCACGTCGAATTCGCAGGCGACGCCGATCTGGTTGTTGGCGACGCCCCAGATCGCATTGTCGTTGAGCGTGATCAGGCCGTTGGTGGTGTTGACGGACCAGCGCGGCTGGAACACCTCGATGCCGTTGACCATCACGCGAACGCTGCCCGACACCGGCTTGGTAATGTTGCGGGTATAGACGCGACTGCCGTCGCCGTAGGTCTTAACGATCTGAAAGACCTTGCTGTTGGCGTTGGTGATGAACATCACCGGGATCGGCAGCAGGTCGCCGGGGGCGTATTGCCAGCGGGGCACACGATAATCGATCCAGTCACGAAAGCGAAATCCGTAGGCGCGACCGTACCGGGCGGCAAAAAAATCGATCAGGGTTTCGATCTGCATCTGGGTTTTCAGCCCGTGCTTGACGTCCCATTTGCCGCGCGATTTGCCCCAGTTGATGTTGCGCTGTTCGGAGCCTGACGACAGCGTCACGACGCTGGTGGAAAACCGCATGCCGCCGACCGCACCCTGGGAAATATCGGGCGGGAACTGCACTTCGTCGAAGGAGATGCCCATTACGGAATGCTCCTCGCGCGCGCCCGGGCCATCGCCGTGTTCATGTGGTTCTGGACCTGGTCGCGCGAGGCCATGAAGCTCTGCGCGTCAGGCGTACTGACGTTCCAGGTGTGGTTGTGAACATCCCCGCCACCCCCGCCACCGCCGAAATTGCCGGCCGAGACGCCGAGCCGGCCGGAGCCGTCGCGGCGCAATGGCAGGATCGCCTCGCTGCCGCCCTCACCGGCGATGCCCTGGCCGCCGGCGAAGCGGAATACCGTCGGGGCCTCGACGACGGAGTTGCGCAGGCTGGAAAGGTTGGTCACGCCGCCATTGGCGAAACGGCGCAGGCCGGGCACGCCGCCCTTGGCGTAGATGCCGGTGGGCGCGAAGGTGGCGCCGCCGCCGCCAAAGTCGCCGAAGCCGCCGCCCATGCCGCCGCCCATGCCGAAATCGCCGCCCATGCCGCCCATGCCGCCGCTGAAATCGCCGGCCATGCTGGGTGTTGGCACGTCGGTCCAGCCGCCCTCGCCGCCGCCGAAATCCCCGCCGCCGTAATCCCCGCTAAAACTGCTCTTGTAGGCGCCGCCGACGTCGTAGGAGCTGTCGTAGAAGCCTGAGTCCGCGGTGCTCTCGGTGCCGTAGTATCTTCCGCCGCCGCCATAGATGTTGGAGCCTTCGAGGCGGTTGCCTGGGCCGCTGCCGATCGAGGCGCGCGGGCTGCCGCTGAGTGAATCGGTGGCACCGCCGGTTCCCTTGACCGGGTTGCCGAGGATGTATCGGCCGATCAGGCCGCCGGCCTTGTAGGTGCCCTCGCCGAACAGCTTGTCGGTGCTCCAGCCGGTGAAGCCGCCGGCGTGCTGCATGATGCGCTGGAGCAGGCCGCCCTGGAACAGGTTGCTTATGCCACTGAAGAGGCCCCCGCCGCCCCCGCCCCCGCCACCGCCGGTGGTGGCGGCGAAGGGCTTGGTCTGGCTGTCGCGCTGCCACGACGGCACGTAGCTGGTGCCGCTCTTGTCGTCGGCCGCACTGAGGCGCGGACCGCCGCCGACCGACAGACCATCGCTGGCGCCGCTGCCGTCGGGGCGTTCCTCGGCGCCGTTGTAGAGGCCGACGACTGCGTCTGTGGCGGTGGCGGCGATGCCGCCAAAGCCCCAGGTGCCGCCGCCGCTCATGTCGGCGGTAGTGCCGCCGGCCATTCCGCCGCCCTCGGCGGCGTATTGTTCCGTAGCAGTAGCGTAGCTGCCGGCGGTTTGCTTGCTGCCGGCGACCGCCCCGCCGGTGCCCCAGGTGCCGCCGCTGGTGCTGGTGCCGCTGTCGCCGCTGCCGGAACTGAACAGGTTGCCGATCCAACTGCCGACGCGGCCGAGCATGCCGTAATCCGAGGTGCCGCTTCCGCTGCTGCCGCCCCCGCCGCCCCCGCCGCCGCCACCGCCTCCGCCGCCCCCGCCACCACCGCCGCCGCTCAAGGCTTGATTGGAAGCCTTCTTGAGCGTGCCGAGGATGTCGTAAACGCCGCCGCCCGGTCCTTGCGAATCCCCGGCACTGCCCTTCTCGGGCGTGTCGCTGCCGAATATCGAGTTGAACAGGCCCTGCATCGCCTTTTCGAACGGCTTGGTGATGAAGGTCTGGATGGCGATCTTCTGCAGCGCGTTGCCGAGGCCGAGCACCGCTTCGCCGGCGGTTTGCGAGCCGGTGAGCACGCTCTCGAACGAGCCCGAAATCGCGTGTGCCGCACTCTGGGCCGCGTCGCGGTATTCCTGCATCGACCTGGTGCGTTCGTTGAGCGCGTCCTGCTCCTGGTTGGCGCGGATCAGATCCTTGCCGGCCTGCGAATCCTGCAGCCCGGGTTCTTTGGAGAACCTTTGCGCCAGTTCGGTGTAGCGCCTGGTGCGGTCGAGCTCGAGCGGATCGGCGAACGGGCCGGCCGCGTTGAGCGCGTTCTGGACCTGCTGGCTGCGCTGCATGCCTTCCAGGTCGCTCTTGGCCTGGGCCTGGGACTGGGTGAATTCCTGGGCTTTCGCCAGGTTGAGGAGTTGCTGTTTGCGCGCCTGCTCGTCGACGATGCCGCTGCCGCGCTGGCGCACTTCGGCCTCGACCTGCATCTGCGCGTTCAGCGCACGCAGCTTCTCGGTCTGCTCCGCGAGCGTGCCGGTATAGGTTTGCTGGATGCGCTGCTGGTCTCCGATCGCGGTCTGGGTTTGCGCCTCGGTCAGGCGCTGTTCCTGGGTTTGTCCCTGAATGACCCGCCGGCGTTCCAGAGCGGTGGTCGGACCCTGCAACTCCGGCAGTTGGTTTACATCGGGGGTGATGACCCGCTGCGCTTCACCGGGCTGGTTGCCCAGCGCGATGCGCCGGTTCGAGGTCTGGACCTCGGCGTCGAGGGCGTCCTTCAGTCCCTGGAGCGTGCGTTGGCCGGTAGCGAGGTTGTTCGCCTTCAGTCGTTGCGCGACGGCGTTTATTTCCCCGATCAGCCTGGGGGTCTTGTTGCGCCAGTTTGGCTGGATATCGCCGCCGCGCGTTATGATCCTGTAAGCGTCGGCCGCATCCTCGGGGGTCAGGATGTCGTTTGGATCCGCCCCGCCCGTGCCGCCGCCGGTCGCGCCACCGGCGGGAGCTGGGGTCGAGGTTACCGGTGTGCCCGGAGTGAGTTGGGTAACCGTCGGCAATTCGGGCTCGCCAACCGAGGTAGCGATCTGGCCCAATGGCAAATTCAGGTTGACGCCGGGATGGGCCCTGAGCAGGGCCTCGCGCGCGGCGTTGCCCCAGCGCGCGCCGGGGATTTTCGAGGCCACCTGCATCTGCACGTCGGGCGGAGCGGTGAGCGCGGAAGGATATTGTTTGAGATCGACCCCGGCTTTCGGCGCGAAATCCCGCCAGGTGCTGGGCTCGATCTGCATGTAGCCCTCGGCCGGCGCGTCGCCATACCGGCCCTCTTTCTGCACGATATTGGAACCGAAGCCCGCGCGGCCGCCGCCGCTTTCGGGGCCCGCGATGATGCCATAGATGCCGGTGATCGAAGCCCGCGCGCCGCCGCCGGTCAGCGTCGGGCCGGGCATCTGACCAGCCTGGGTCAAGGTCTGGAGTATCCTGCTGAGTTCGTCGCCGAAGCCGCGCATCCAGGGCGGCAAAGCCGTGCCGGCGATCGTGGCCGCGGTCTGTTCCGCCAGTTGCCGGCTTTTCTCGTGCAACTGGTTCATCGCCTCGATGATGCCCGACTGCTTCTGCAGCGCCTCGGCGATGCGCTGTTCCGCGTCGACCTGCCGGACCTTGGCCTCGGCGGTTGCCTTGGCTTTTTCGCCCTCCTCGCCTTCGATGCGTAACGCGGCCTCGAGCGAAGCCAGGGCCATGGCCGAGGCTTTCTGGTACTCCTGCTGAAGCTGGACCCGTTGCTGGGCCTGCTGCATCGGCACGCCCTGGTCCAGCAGGCCCTGGACCTGGATGTTGCCTTCCTGGCGACTTTGGACGGCGCCGCGAAGTCGGCCGGCCTGCTCTGCCGCCTGGGCGCCGAACAGTTGGTAGCTTTCGCGACGGTAGGCTTCCTCGGTGGCTCTGGCCTGGTCGCTGGTGAGCCTGACCTCTTTCCCGATCTCGACGCCGTACTGGTTCCGCGGCGTGTAGGCGCCTTCACCGGAGGGCAACTGGCCGCTGCGCTTGCGCTGCAGGATGTCGGCCTCGACGCCGCTGGCCAGGGCGTAGGCCTGGCGCGCGATCGGGTCGGCCCCGGCGAAACGCTGGGCGTCGGTGGCGCGCTGGTTGACCGCCGCGGTTTCGGCGGTGATCTGCGAAACCAGGGCGCGGCCCTGGGTGATGCGTTGCGACATCGCCACGGAGAGCGCGTCGAACGCGGCTGCGTCGGCGCGCACCGGATCGCCGCTGACTTTGAGGGCCGCCTTGTAGGCGGTGTCGGCGCGCAGCAGGTCCTCGGCGGCGCTTTGGCCTTTCTCCATCGCCACGGCAAGCTGGTTCTGCAGTTCGATCTGTTCCTGCACAGCCTCGTGCTGTGGCTGGAAAGTCTGCTGCATCCGCTGTTGATGGGTGAGCTGTTCGATCGTTTGCTCGACGCGGCCGCGGTTCGAGCGATCGTCAAGCTGCAGGGCGGCGTCGAGGCCCTGGCCGCGCCGCAGGGTGACCGGCTGGCCGGGGCGTATCTGCTGGTAATACTGGATCGCTTCCTGGGCCCGCTGGCGCTGGTTGGGATCCAGTCCCATCAGGTATTCGGAGATCTGCCCCTGCTCGAGCGCCGCTTCCTCGGGGCGTTGCAGGATGCGTCGCGACCGCTCCAGCCGCGAAATGTCGAACTGGCGCTGCCGTTCGCCTTCTTCAGCGCCGCCGAATGATTGCGCGTAGGCCCCCGCGACCTTGCCGCGGGGGTCGTCGGTTAGTTTGAGGATGCCTTCGACGCCGAGGATCTGCTCCGGCCGGGTCTGGCCGAGCGGGCCGAGAACCCCGGCGGCGTCGGTGCGTCGCTGCCAGATCTCGGCTGCCGAGAGCGGCCGCGTGTCTTCTTGTGGCTTTGGTTCGTAAGCGTTGACGAGGTTCTGGGCGTCGCGTCCCAGGCGGTTGAAGAACGCGCCGAAGAGGCTGTCTTCCTTTTCTCTGCCTTGGCGACTCCGGATTTCCTGCTCGTTTTGGCCGTACTGGCCCTGCGTCAGGTGGCGGAAGAGGTTGGTGACCGTGTTGTTTTCGGAGAACTCAGCAAACCGGTTGTAGTATTTCTCGTACTGGGCGCGCTCTTCCGGCGGCAGGCCCTGGATGCGCGCGAATTCCCTGCGTTCTTCGTTGTCGGGGGTGGCCCAGCCACGGCCCCAGAGCCCGGCCCGGCCAAAAAAGTTGCCGGTAAGGCTGTATTTGCGCTCGAGGTCCTCGAGTTCGTCGCGACGCCGTTGGTTTGTCTGCTCCTGCCGCTGGGTGCTGACATTCTGCTGGTCCATCAGCGCGCGTACGCTTGCCTCGCGTGCCTCGCGCTGACGGGTGAGTTCGGGAATGTAGGGTTGCCGCTCCAGGCGGAGCATGTCGGCGCCGGAGAACTGGTTGCCGAAGATGCCCTGCGCGACCCGCAAGCCGGCTTCCGAATCGCGGAACTGGCCGAGTTGGTTCCTGATCCGGTCGAGCACCATGTCGGCGCGGTTGACCGGGATGCCCTCGAGGCTGACCTTCAACTGGTCGAGCATCACCCGGGTCTGGTTACCCTCGGCGGTTTGCCCGCGCAGCGCCGCGGTGATGCGCGACAAGCCGGTTGCCAGGTCGGCGTTGGTGACGTTGAGTTGCTGGGCCTTGCTGACGAAGCGGTCGATGCCCTCGACCGAAGTTTGCATCTGCAGCGCGAAGCCCTGCGCCTGGGTCAGCATCTGGGAGTATTGGGCGAACGCCTGCTGCGAGCCCGACATCGCGCCGCGCAGCGTATTGAGTTGCGTCACCAGTCCTTCGAGGGTGCCGCCGTAGCTCTTGGTGGCGTCGGCCAGCTTGCTCAGTTCGCTGGCATTCGCGCTGTAGGAGGTGGAGAGGTCGGTGAAGTTCGAGACCAGTTGCTTGCTGGCGGCCCCGGTCAGTTGGGCTTGCTGGACCAGGGTCTGGAGAACGGAAACAGCGCGTTGTGCGGCGGAAGAGTCGATGTCGAACGAGAGTGAGGCGCTGCTGCCGCTCATCGCGATTTACCCACCTCGTTGTTCCGCCGCCTTGTGTTCATCCTCGATATCCTCGAACGGATGACCTTTCTCGTTGCAGACCTTAAGCCACACCCGGTCGAGGCTCAAAATCACGTCGATTTCCCAAGGCTCTAGCGAGATCTGGGAAAGCCGGCACCAGGCGTCGATCTCCATCCAGTTCAACGCCGAGATCTCGTGACGGCCGCGCGAGATCAGGTTGAACCACTCGAACAGGTAGAATAGCTGCCGTGGCTGCGGTGGCGCCATCAATGCGATCTTGTGCGGTTTCTTGCGCGCCCGCCGATAGTTTCTGAGCGCGTCCGCGACTATTCCGCTGCCTGCAGGTCCGGGGAGGGGCTTGTGGATTCGGAACTGGTATCGGGCGTAGCGTTCGAGGGCACTGGTGGCGCCGGCAAAAAATTTCCGTTGTTCAGCATGAAGTTGGTGGCCTGGAGACGCAGGTAGTCGAAACGCTCGTCGCTCCAGAAGATCTTGGCATTCTCCTCCGAGTAGGGCAGCGGTTCGCCGGGGGTGAGTTCGTCGAAATTCCACCCCACGGTGCAGGCGACCAGCAGGAGCGTGTCGGTCTCGTAGACATGCTGCGGGTCGGCGATCTGTTCGGCGGTCAACTGCTGGTCGGCGCGCATGCGGTTGATCGCGGTGATGGTCTGGCGGAACGCCTTGCTGGTCTGGCCGCGCAGGGTGATCGATGCGACGGTTCCGTCGGCGTTGTGCATTTTCTCGAAGGTTTCGGAGTGGCGGATTTCCATCGGCGCGCCGTCGTTGGCGCGCACCGGCATGACGCTGACCAGGCTGAATTTCGTTTTGTCGTGGCCGTTCGGTTTGATTTCGCTCTCGGACATGCTGCTCACCCTTCCTCGTAGGGGGTGTCTTCGTCGTCCTCGGGCTGGTCCTCCTCGACACTTTCCTCGACGTCGTCCTCGTTTTCCTCGTCCTCGTCCTCATCGGTGATGCCGACGATGTCGTCGTCGTAATCGTCGTCATCGTCGTCGTCATCTTCGTCTTCGTCGGGGTCCTCGAGCACGTCGGCTTCGTCGTAATCGTCGTCGCCGAGGGCTTCGAGGATGGCTTGCTGGATCGCCGCGGGGTCGTCCAGCGGCGGCTCGTAGCCGGGATCGCCCGGGCCGGGAACGATCTCATATTGGCCGATCGTGGGGAATCCTTCGATCGGCTCTTCGCCGGTTCCACTCATGATGAGGTCCTCCTCGGCGCCACCTGTACCCACGATTGGCAGGCGGCGCCAGAGGAACCAACAACTTACGGGCTGGAGGTCAGCCCCGGATCACGAAACCGAAGACCTTCCAGCCGAGCAGGAACAGCAGGATGAACAGCGGAAACCATCCGCCGCGGGTCCAGTAGACCTGCCCCTGCGGACCGCCCCAGACGCCGAAGCCCCAGAACATGATCCACAGCAGCATGAGCAGCCAAAAGATAAAGCCGATGTCCATTTGGGTGTCCTAAGCCAGGCTGTCCTGGATCTGGAACGTGGTGAGCGGCCCGGTGGCATCGAAGGTGACGTTCTCCAGCGCGGAGTAGTTGAAGGACTGGATCAGTGCCATGTCGCTGTCCGACTTGGTGCTGCCCATCAGCTTGACGCGCGGCATGACGAAGGAAACGAAATCGGCGCTCGGCCCCGAGCCGATCGTCAGCATGAGGTGGATGCCGACCTCGACTTCGTTGCGGAACGTGTTGAAGATGTTCTCGTTCTCGAACATGGCCGTGAGCGTCCCGGTGGTGCGGAAGCGGCCCTGGAAGATGTGCGGCACGATGTTGCTGCCGACCACCGGATCGGCGCCGAGCGCGCCAGCGAGCTGGATGTTCATCCCGGTGATGACCGCGACATCGACGCCGTTGAACTCGACGATGCCGTTGACCGCGGCGAGCGAGGACGAGGTCGTGGTGGGCGTGGGCGTGGTGAGCTGTTGGGTTGGGCTCTGGATCATGTTCATGCCGATGACCTGGCTGCTGAACGTCACCAGTCCGGTGGCCGGCAGGGCGATGCTGGTTTGGCCGAACTTGCAGCCGACGAACAGTTCGGACTGCGAGATGTCCGAGAAGAAGTGCTCGATCGAGTAGCTCTTGTAGAGCGCGCCGCTGGGCGGGATGGAGATTTTTTTGCCGACCACCTTGATGGTGCCGCCGGTCAGTGCCCCGGGCGTGGACGTGCTCGGGATGTCGCGCGAGGTGATCACCGTGTCGCTCAGCGTGTTGATGCGGATGTTGAGCCCGTTCAGCGCGACGTTGGGCGCGGTCAGCCCGGAGAACCGGATGACGTCGTGGTTGCGCAGGCCGGCGGTGAGGAAGCCGGTGCCGGTGATGGTGCCGTAAGCCGGCGGCCCGGTGACGAGGGCCAGGGTCGGCGAGATTGGCCCGACCTGGATCCCGGCAGTGAAATTGTTCCTCAGGATCCCCTGCCAGAAATCGTTGAAGCTGCCCGGGCTGATCTGGCCGGCGAAGGTGCCTTGCGGCCGCAGCACGCCGTGGCGGGCGTCGCGGATCTGTTGGCTGACCAGGATTTCCTGGCTTTCGTAGGTATCCTTGCCGAGGGCCAGATCGCTTGAGACGCGGCGCAGGTACTTGCCGCCGGTGACCGGGCTCACGCCTTCGGCGATCTCCTCGACGATGGAGACTTGTTTGGCAACGCCAGTGGCGAATGTGGGCATCCGACTTCTCCGTTAGGTTACGGGGGCTCGTGCGCGAACCATTGGATTTGCACGGGCAGGTTGATCCAGTCTTCAAACGGAACTGGCGCCGGAACGGTCGAGGAAGTGACGTAGAGCACGATGCCTTGCGGCGTGGTGACCGACAGGCCACGCCGGAAGGCCCGGATGACTGCGGAGGCGAGCTGGTTCTGCAGCCGGGTGCCGGTGTCGCGCGGCACCATCACCGAGACCTGGTAGGTCCCGGTCCATTGCTGGACGCTGTCCGCCCCGACGCCCATGGGCATGCGGGCGCGACCGGCCATTTCGGGTTTGAGATACGGCTTGCCCTTGGTCGGCACGTAGACCTTTTCGGGCCACGCGATCGCCGCGTCGCCGTTGATGCCGGGCAACACCGCGTTGGCCAGGATGCCGTTGAGAGCGTCGTCGAAGTGGCGGAGTTCGAGGTCGAGGCCCATCTCAGCCTCCCAACCGGGTCAGGAGTTCGCGCGCCATTGCCGGCAATTCGGTGACGGTCTGGGTCATCATGTGGCGACCGCCCTGGTGGTAATGGTGCCCGCCGCTGTCGGCTCCGACGAAGCCATACTCGATGCGCCGGGCGTAGACGGTCGGGTTGATGATGGTGACGACGTCGCCGGCCTTGATCCTCTCGACCTCCTTGGCGGCCTTGGCCTTGTCGACCCCCTGGGAATTCCTGATCGCCTCGGCGCTGGCCTTCGGTGTCGCGTCGCCCTTCTTGATGACGCTCCAGTTGGCGCGCAGGAAGCCGGTGCGCACCGGGGTCAGTTCCTTGACCCGGTTGACCGCCTCGAACGCCAGCACCTGGACGAACATGTCGGCGCGGGCACCCATCTTGGTGGCCCAGGCGGAAACGTCGGTGGAGAAATCGGCCATCACCTGGCCTGTATCTGAAAGGAGAAGTTGACCCCGTTCAGGCTCTGCACGCCGACCGACATGATCGAGCGGATGTCGCCGCCGGCGAAGATGAGCTGGTCGTTGATCTTGGGCTGAGGTGCGGGCACTCCTTTGCCCGCGATCATGACGCCGATGCTGTCGAGCTCGACCCATCCCATCGCCCACATCTTGGTGCGCGAGAGCTGGTAGCCGTAGACCGCCAGGTCGGCGGCGTAGTTGGTGCGGATGACGCGCTTGCCGATCAGGCTGGCCGGGGCGGTGGTGCCGGAGACCGCGACCACCGGGAAGCCGTTGTCGCGCGACAGCGTGTCGGTGAAGGTGACGGTGGGGGTGCCGAACACCGGGTTGCCGGCGATGTCGGTGAGCGGGATACCGTCGCCGTCGGTCATCACCGTGGGCGGCATCGCCATGACGGTGAGCAGGGAACTGTTGACCATCAGCTTGTCGCCGGGGACGAGGCGGCCGGTGACGGTGGTGCCGGAGATGGCGATGAATGCCTGGCCGCCGGTGACCGATCCGGCGATGACCATGAGATCTGAAAGGGATAGGTCGGGCGGGTTGCGGTAGGGTTCGGGGCCGGCGAGTTCCGAGACCGCGCGCAGGATGATTTCCTCGCCGCGGCTCTGCATGCGGCCGGCGACGCGGTCCTGGACGTATTGCGCGCGGGAGTAGCATTTGAGTGTGCTGCTCATGGCGTCACCGAGATGTAGGCTTCGAGCAGGGTGCGTGCGCCGGGCGGGATGGCGCCGACCCCGGTCGGGTAGAACTGGCCGGTGAAGATGCCGGCGGTTTGTTCCATGGCGAGGTTCGGGTCGGCCGCCTGGGCGGTGTGCATGGCCGAAGCGGTCAGCCGCATCGCCTCGTAGATCGCGGTTGGCAGGCCGTCGCCGACCTGCCAGGCGGAGCTGAACGGGTCGGGCGGCACGCCGACCGGGTATCCGGCAACGTAGCGCACCTCGATGTTGGGCACGGTGCTGCGGGGGAGCCGGCCGTAGCCCATGAAGCTGAGCTTGCGCGGCACCTGGTGGTCGATCCGCCAGCCGGGCTGTCGCATCCCGGCCGGCAGGATCTTGCCGATGCCGTCGATCTCGACCGAGGAGATCGACACCACCGGGCTGTTCTGGAGCATGACGTAGTCGGTGTAGTTGGTCTGGTAGAGTTCGTGGTAGCTGGCCTGTTCGAGATCGCGCGCGAGGTAGTCGCGGAAGGCGCCGGTCACCGCGTCAGCGATGATCTGCGACCGCTCGAGATCCTCGATGCAGAGATAGGCCGCGACATCCTCGGCTGAGATCCAACTGGCCATCAGTTACTGGGAAGAACCCCCTCTTGCGTGGTTGCCGGGGGTGTCCGCATGGCCGGCGCGGCCGTGCCGTGCTGACGCGGGTTCGGCCTTGGCCTTGGCTGCCTTGGGTTCGCCGCCGGGGCCTTCGACCGCGACCGCACCACGGGCGGCCATTTCCGCGGCGAGGTTCGGCGTCAGCATCTCGACGGTCAGGATGCCGGTTTCGGGGTCGCAGATGTGCTCGACGCCGTCGATCGAGATCGAGCCGATGCCGGGTTGCAGCTTGTAGTACTGGGCCATCACGTTCTCTCCTTTTGGGTTGACGGGACTGGGGGAGGCTGTCCCGTCCCATCAACCCTAATCGCACCGGGGGGGTTGCGGGGAACTAACCCGGGGCGATGTTCGTGATGAAGCCAAGCGATGGCGGGAAGTAATGCTGTAGGACCTCGTCACTATAGCAACCGTATTCATACTTCCGCGTGCGTAACGGCCACTCAATCTGATAGTAATCTTTGCGTGTTCGCACCTGATATACATTGGTTACGTCGTTCAGGGCGTACGGCAACTCGGAAGTGGTGAACATTATATTGCCGGGCGGCATGTCTGGGTGCAGTTTTATTGGAATTTCCTGCGCCTGCCCCATGCCGAACGGGTTGAGGTAGCCGCGCACAGACGAACCGCCGCGAACCTGGTTCTGCGCGGTAGCAATGGTAAATCGAGACAGAGGAACAGAGCCAGATGGCGCAGTAAGTACTTTCCTGCGAAAGTAATTTTGTTCTTGCGACGACACCCACATCTCATCTGGACTTAGCTTATAGTTGTCCCAGAACGACTGTAGTGCTGCATCTACTTCAACTATACCTCCAGACCCGTCCGGAGTTAGTGGCGTGCCGATGCCGTCGGTGCCGGTTGGCATCGCGGCCCAGTAGGCGCCCGAGCCGGCCTTGGCCGCGATCGCGGCGAAGCCGTCGAACACCAGGCTGTTGACGCTGTTGTCGCCCGAAACCGAGGCGAAGGTCTGGGTGCCGGCGCCGGGCATCGGGCCAGGGAACAGCAGCGAGTTGATGGCGGTGATGGCGACCAGATACTGGGTGCCCGCCGAGCCCACGTACCACGCATAACCGAACGCACCGACCACCGGCGCCACGCGGGCCGAGATCTGTGCAGTCGCTGTCGTCGTGGCCACCGTGCCCAGCGTCGAGGGCGCCGCGGCGCCGCCGCCATAGGTGTCGACCGTGCCGTCCGCGTTGGTGCGCGAGATGACCCCGGGCACGCCGGTGGTCATGTTCGCCAGTCGCTTGCCTTCCATCGTCAGCGCCACGCAGCCGACCTGCACCGTGATGCCGGTGCCGATGGTCCCGCCGGTGGTAATATTAGTGACCGATGGAGTGGGCGTTGTGCCCAGCCCGGTGATGCCGTTGCCGCCGAGGAGAATGCGCTCCTCTTGAATCATCAAAGCGCGCAATAGCGACTGCACAGCAGTAGACTTCAAGTCCTGAAAGCCTTCCGAGGACATGTCAGCCTCGAACGACACGTAGTTATCAAGACCAATGCCACGATACGCTGCGAAGTATTCTTTGACCGTCTGGTCCATCACGCCACCACGATTGCCCTGACCGAGGCCAGCGGACACATTAGTGGTGTTTATAGCTGTAATTGCTCTCCAATTCGCCTGGATCCCGCGTCCACCACTTACCCGCGGGATCTTATTGCGGAGCGGCGTGAGGACGGGATAGAGCAGCTTGGCCGGTGCCTCGAGGTCGTAGACCTGCAGGCCCGTGGTCGCGGTGCTCGGTTGGACAAAGAACTTGGTCAGCGGCGAAGCGCCAAGCTGCGGCGTGTTTGCGGCCATGACTTCACGTACCGCCCGCACGCTCTCGGACACGGATCCTGACATATGAGGGGTCTCTCACCACCGCGCCCGCAGTTGCGGTGTTCAACGGGAAGACCGGCGCCACCCGGCGCGGTCGAGCAGATCGCCCCTCTCGGCGAGGGATCCGCGAAAGCATCGTTCCTGCCGCGTGCCCGGACGCGGCCTCTCGGGCAGCCGGTGCTCAATCCGGCATAGCGAGCGCTACCTGGAACAAAGCTTTTTCAGATCGGGACTCTCATTTCAAGCCCAAAAAAAGGCCGTGCCCCCAGAGCACGGCCTTGAAGTTGTTAGGAAGGAAACGTCCCGAGCCTGCTATGCACCCAAAACGCTTCCCGGGGACAAGAATAAACTGTTACGGCACCAACGGCACCCCGCCGCCCTGGTGCACCCGGCCGATCAGGAACTTCGCGGCGCTGCCGCCCTCCGGATCCGCGTTCTGCAACTGCTCCAACTTCTCCATGTCGTTCTCTTGCGTGTGCGTTCCCGGCACGCTGTCCTCGGCCTTGCTCACCGGCACCGCCTTCTGCATCCCCGGCGAACGCACCGACTGGCTGGCGATCTGGTCGTACCGCGTCTTCAACAGGCTGAGCGCGTCACCCTTCTCGTTGAGCGCCTTGCTCAGTTGCGGCACCGCCTTGCGCAACTCGCCCAGTTCCTCCAACGCCTCGGCCATCGTCATCTGGCCCATGCCCGGGATCTGGATCTCGGCCTCGCCCTGCAGGATCTTCTGCAACGGCTGGTCGAGGATCGGCTCGCCGCGCTGCAGGCCCACATTGCGCGGATCGCCGCCCTGGCCGCCGGCCATGTCCGGCTGCTGCGGTTGCTGCCCGCCACCCATCGCCTGCTGCAGCGATCCCGAGATCACCACGATGATGCTGGCCAACCGGGTGATGGTGTCGATCGGGTTCTGCGGCGTGTCGTCGGAGATGTCAGCCGGGCCGCCGGCACCGCCCGGCCCGCCTTGCGCCGCCATGGCGCCCTGACCCTGCGCACCCTGTTCGTCGCCGCCGTCATCGGGTTCGTCGCCCTCGTCGTCGCCGCTGTCATTCTGGTCACTGCTCTGGCCGCGCTGGGCACCGAAGGGCGAGCCGCCGCCGTTGGCCTTCTTCTTCGGCGGGAACTCCTTCTCCAACGGCTCGAACACCAGCGGATATTGCTCCGCGACTTCCTCCGGGATCGAATCCGGATCGCTCCCCAGCAAGGCGTCGGCGATGCCGCGCGCGTCCTCGATCATGCTCGAGCCCAGCCCGGCGATCTCGGTCATCAGGTCCAGCGGGTCGGTGAGATACGCCGCCAGATCTTCGGGGAGATCAGTCTTCAGCAGCATCTCATCGCCGAACTGGCTTTCGATCTTGATCAACTCGCCGGCCTGCTCCGCCCGCTCCATGTCCTCCTCGTCGTCGGGGATCCGGGCGGTGTCGTTGGCGAGTTGCTTGAGCAGCACGATGCCATGGCCCATGAAGCGGTCGAGAGCGGCGGCCGTCGAGGCCACGACGGGCTCGTTGTCGTCGGCATAGATCGGCGTGCCGGCCTTAATCGCCTGGACGCTCACTTCCATCTTCATCAGCGCGTTGGCGAACGCCGAGACGTGGTTCAGTCCCTTGGCCAACGGCTCCGGGTCCGGCCCATACTCGGCCTCGAGTTGTTCCCCAAGCGCGTTGCCGAACTCGGTGAAGCTCTTGGTCAGCAGGTCGTTGGTGTCCGGCGATGCCGACGCGACTATTCCGGCGACACTGTCGTAAAGCGTGTCGACGAGCCCTGAAACATCTTTACGCATGGTGCGCTCCTTTCTGTGCGGCGGTGTTACCCAGGAAGTGTCGAGCAGCGGGACTGGCCGTTTGCGGCGCTGGCGTGGCCGCAAATCGGTGTTCGTCAGCCCTCCGAAAGCGTTGGTGCCCTGGGTGAAACCACCTCCGCCGCCTCCCGTCGAAGTCCCTCCGCCACCTGCCCCGCTCATGCGGGGGCGCCCTTGTGGCGGAAATGCTTGATCGCGTGCTCCGGCACGTGTTCGCCGTAGCGACTCAGATGCCGGTAGAGAATTCCCACGCCTTCATCGGTGAGCGCCCCGACCAGCGCCGATCCCAGGATCGTCCCGGCGGGTCCCAGGAACGACCCGGCCGTCCCACCCAGCGCCCGCCCGGCTGCCCCGGCGATCACCCGTCCGACCGCAGGCCCGGCATATTCGTTGAAGGCGATCTGCGCTCCGCCGCCGGCGAGGTTGCGCACGATGCCCTCGGCTGCCGGCGCCTCGTGGTGCGGGCTGCGGTCGCCCATCGCGTGGCCCAGCGCCTGGCCGCCCTTCAGGCCACCGATCGAGCCGGCGAAGCCGCCCATCGTCTGCAGCCCGAACTTGGTGGCGTTCGAAACCATGCCGCCCGCCGGCATCATGTGCGAAGCGAGGTTGCCGACCACGTCCCACCCCGCCTGGCTCAGCCCGTAGGTGCCGACCTGCCCGAGCATGTGCGATGCGCCGAAATCGGCGCCGCCAAACCTCCCGCCATGGCCGGCAGGCGCCTGGGTTGGCGCCATCCCGGGGCTTTCCGGCGGCCGCCGCATGGCGAAGTCACCAACCGATTGCGGCCCGGGCGAGTCCGGGGTGGGCATGTGCTGCCGCGCCCCGCTGATCGCGCCCACCTGTGGCGGGGCGTTGTGGCCCGCAGCACGGAACTGACCGATATGGCCGCGCGGATGGCGCTGCTCGTCGAACCGGTCGGCCATGCCGAAGAGCTTGTAGAGATCGCCCAGCGGCGCCGCCTTGCCGAGCGTGTTGAGCCGGAAGAACACCTGCTCACGCACATGCTGCATGCCGGCGACGTGCTGCTCGTTGTCGTCGGCGCTGTTGTTCCGGGCGACGGCGCCCTCGCGGCCCTTCTGGTAGAGGGTATCGAGCAAATCGGTGAACGCACCCTGATCGTCGAGGCCCTTGCGCTGGCGCGCCTCGGTGATCTTGTCGTTGTTCAGCATCTCGGTCTTGAAGCTCTCGATCGACTTCTGGTTCTCCAATCCGCTCGCGCTCACCGTGGGCACCGAGGTTCGCTTGGTGATGTTCAGATAGCCGTCCTGCAACGCCTTGTTCAGGCTGCTCTTCTGGTTCTGGTCGAGGCCAGCGAGGTTGGCGACGAACGACAGCGCCCGATGCATCTGGGTGTATTCTTCGGGGTTCAACGGCATGGCGCCGGCCATCTTGAGCTGCCGCAGCAGGGCTCCGCCGACCGCCGCGGGATCGTGCGGGATATCGTGCCAGACCTTCTGATTGCCGAAGATGCCGCGGTTTCTCTTGTCGAAATCGCTGCCCAGCAGCAGTTGCTTGCGGGTGTCCCGGTCGAAGAGTTCGGTCCGGCCGCCCTCGAACAGATCACGCAGCGAGGCGTAGAACCGGTCGTGCTTGTCGCTTGAGAAGTGCTGGTTGCCGATATGCTGCAATCCGTTGATGTGCTTCTCGACGAACCACTTGCGGACCGACTCCTCTTCCTTCTTGCCCTGCGGCTCGCCCATCTTGCGTTGGGCATAGGTGAAGCTGGTCGGGCCAACTTCGTTGATGTGACCCGCCGCAATCCCGTCCGCGATCGCCTTGTCGACCTCCGCGCCGTTGTTCACCTGAGCCTTGTTCGGCCGGTTGCCGCCATGGCCCCCACCACCCTGCTGGTCCCCGCCACGCAAGAAGTTACTGACGCTGTTGACCTCGGAGCCGTATCCGATGTTCTGGTACTCGCCTTCCTTGTTCTTGACGTGGATGGCATGCAGGAACTTTTCCTTGCCATCCTTGTCCTTGAACTTGACGCCGAAGACCGCCTCGTCCGGCCGTTTCAGGCCGCCCGGCAGCTCGAAATGCGCCTGGACATTACGCCACCGCCACTTCTTCGGGTTGAGCTCGACCTTCTTCTTGCCCGGCCCGGCCTGCAAATCGATGATGCCTATCGCGGCCATCGGCCCGACCACGCCGACCACGTATTTCCAGTTCTGCCGCAGCCACTTGCCGGCATCGCTGTTCCAGAAATCGGCCGCCCCCTTGGCCATCTTCTTAATCGTATCGAAAGCCTTCTTCGGGTCGCGGTGGGCGTGGACGCCGTCGTATAACTGCTTCATCTGGCCTTTGAGTTGACCCCGATAGGCCGCGGTGAGTTCGTTGTAGTCGGCCCAGCCCTGCGCCATCTTGTCGGAGAATTCCGGCGTTTTGCGCTTGATCCACTCCGCGAAGACGTTGTTCGCCGGGATCCGCGCCTGGATCGCGGCCTCCTCGGCCAGGGCCAGTTCCTCGAGATGCTGCTTGGCCGCGATGACGTGCCGTTCCAACCCCTGGTTGAAAGCCTTGTTCGCTTCGTCGGCGATCCCCGCCTTGATCTCGTCGTAGCCCGCGGCCGTGCCGACCCCAGGCAGACGCGGCTCAAAGAAGCCCGTTATCGCCGGCTTGCCCTTTCTTGCCTTGCGCGTCTTGATAAACGGGTTGCGGATGAGCCGCTGTTCTTCCTGGGTCAGGTCCTCCTTCTCGGACGCCCGCGCCACCTCGGCGGCATCCTCGAGTTGCGGAATTTCGTCCTTGATCTGGGTGATGCGGGAGTCGACCTCATGCTCCCATCGCGGGATCCGCTCCTGCAGTTCCGCGACGATGCCTTCCTTGGTCTTGGCTTCCAGCTTGTGGCCGATGCTGGTTGCGACCGCCCGCAACTGCTCGACCGACGGTGACGGCTTGGTCAGCAGGACGTGGTTCCAATCCGCCCGCACCGAACCGAGTTTGGCGATAAGCTGGCCTTGCTCGTGCTTGAGGCCGATGGCGGCGGTCCCATGCTCTTTGACCTGCGCTCTGCGGCCGGCATAGACCGCCTCGATCTCGTCGCGCGCCCGCTGGCGCATTTCTAAAGCGCCGTTCCAGATCCTGCGTTGGTCGACGGTGAGCGGGTCGTGATGTATGGCCTCGCCCAGTTCGTTATGCGTCGTCACGATCTGATCGTCGACGCTGTCGATCAGGCGATCGGCATCGTTCCGGCGCGGCAGGTTGCGCTGTCTCTTGCTTTTCAGCGCGAGCAACTGGCGATCGACGAACGCTTCGAAGTGGTCCTCGACCTGTTTCTGATACCAGGTCACCGGGCCGGCATGCATCGCGGCGCCCTCGCGCGCAACCCAATCCTCGACAGCGATGTCGCCTTGATGCTTCCTGATCTGCGACGGCTTCACCCTGGAGCCGTCCGGCACCTCGATCTTCAGGTGCGGATTGTCGGCCATATAGGTCGCGGAGAAGGTGTCGGTGGCGCTCTTCTCGGCGCGGTCATGCATCGCGGCGCGCGCCATCGCGCCTTCCTTGGTCGCCACCTGGTCACGCAATCGGCCAAGCGCCGCGCGCAGCAATTCCTTCTGCCCACCGCGAGCCGCGACAATGCCAAGCGCCAAACCCAGGCCACTGCCGAGCACGGCGCCGTGGAGCGCGCCCGTCCGCGCCGCCTGCCCCTTCGAGCGGAACTTGCCGGTGTGCGGATCGCGCGGATGCTGGATCGCGAACGCCGCCAACCCAGCGCCCGTCAATGCCCCGGCCCCGGCGCCGAGAAGGCCAAGTCCGGCGACATGCCCGGCGATCACGCCGGCACGCACGCCGACATTGCGCGGCACCCGGAAATGCCCCGCCTGCTCGCCGAACGCGGTCTCGGCCGCGTGCTGGATCGCGCTGGGCGGCCCCTGCATCGGCGGCGGGGGTGGCGGCGGCTTGGTGAACATCCGGGTGGCGCGCGCGACCGGGCCGCGCAGGAAGCGCAGCGAGCGCATCGCGGCGGCGCCCCCGGCGCTCACAGCCGGGCCGAACGATACTTTGGTGAGAAACTCCGACAGATCCTGCTTGGCGAGGTCCGGCAACGTCAGCAGTTCGGCCTGCTTGGCCAGCACCGCCGGATCGTCCCAGATCGGCCCGACCATGTCCCTGACCTGCTCGTCGATCTTCTTCACCCGTCGCGGAAAGAGCGTGTCCTGGTAGGGCCCGATCGTGCCCTGCACGTGATGCAGCGTCCTGGCATAGGCGATGCCGGGAAGCGCCGCCCCGACCATGGCAGCGGCCGCACGGCCAGCGATCGGGCCCTTGGTGCGCGCGACCATCTGTCCGACCCGCGCCGCCGGGTAGTTCGCCAGCGAAAAAGCGTGGCTGATGCCGCGGCCGACCGCGCGCCCGCCCCGCCCCGCCGCGTTCACGAGCCGATCGCCCGCCGCCACCCCGGCGGTCGGTCCCGGCATTGGAAACGCGCCGCCATGACGATTGAGGATGGGAACCACCCGGCGCGCCACGCCGATCGGCGCGTCGATCCCGGCGGCACGGCCCATGATCCCGACGAGTTTGCCGCCCTGACGGCCGAGCGCTCCGGCAATGCTGGTGACGCCGCGATCGATCACCGACCCTCCGCCCTGCCAGGGCAGGCCGGGACGGGCCGTCGCCCCGGCAATGGCGCCGAGGCCGATGCCCGCCGCGGCCGCGACCTTGGGGCCGAACACCGTGTAGCGGGTTTCCGGGATGACCTGGGTTTGCGCCGCCTGCAGCAGGGCGTTGTCGCCATCGCCGGGACCGCCGCCGGCTGGACGCGGCGCCACGGTGCCGCCGCCGCCACCTCCACCAGTTCCACCGCCGCCCCGGCCGCTCGAGCGGAACTGGCCGCCGCGACCGCGGGGATGACGGGCGCCCTCGAAGGGCTGGCGCGCTTTCTCCAGTTCGCCCAGCGCCATGGTCTGCTGCGTCAGCAACCGGGCATCGAGCATGGCCAGCGCGTGGGCATGCGGGTCGGGGCCCGAGTACCAGCGCTTGTAGAGCTTCTTCACCCCGCCGAGCTTGACCACCATGTCGGGATGCGTCGCCTTGACGATCTCGTTATGCGCGGCGACACGCTTTCTTAACTCGCCGATGATGTCCGGATTGAACATCGGCTTGCTCATGTCGCCCGTATCGCTTTGCGCTTACGGGCGCGCGTCTCGGCGGCGAGCTCTTCGTTCGAGGAGCCGATCGTGCCCCCGGAAACCGTGTGGGCCAGGGCGTTGGTGTAGCCGCGCCACTTCTGCAAATCGGACAATAAATCGAGCGCTTCATATAGCTCGTCAAAATGTACGATTTCTCCGGACGGGGCGCTCTTGCCCATAGCGGCGCGCTCATGCGCGTCGAGTTCGGCAAGCTTTGCTCCCATGGTCGGATGGCGCCGGGCTTCCGACAACGGCATGTTCAGACTGGTGTCCTTCTTGCCGTGCAGCCGGACCCAGTCGTCCACCTCGTCGGGGTGCATCAGGTAGATCTTCTTGGTCGGCTTGCCGAACCGGGTGAAATGATCGGTGCCGATGCCATCCGGGTTGTGCACCAGGTGACCGGAGTGCTCGGTCGAGGTGCCCGGGATCTTCATGACGATCGCCGCGTCCTTGTCGACGTGCGGCCGCATCTTGTCGTGCGCGGCATGAGCGTCCGCGACGTTGTGCCAGAAATGCTCGGCATGCTCCCGCGCCCGAGCGACCTTGGCATCGCGGCCGAGGATCGCCTTGCCGGCCCAGTCCTCGACCGCCTTGTGATGGCCCTCCATGTCGACGTGGCCCATTTCCTTCTTCCATCGCGCCTTGGCCGCGGCGACCCGCTGGGCGTGCTCGGCTGACGAGAGTTGGCCGATGGCCTTGCGGGTCGTGCGCGAGGCGTAAGCGCTCTGGGCGGAATGCATCAGCGATTTCGCGCCGGCCCCCGCCACGCCAACGACGTCCTTGCCAACCATACCGCCAAGCTTGCTACCGACCCGGCTTGCCGCCTGCGTGGCGGTCATGCCGACATACGGCACGCGTCCTCTGGGCCAGAGGCGTTCGGCCATCCGCACGGCCGCGCCCGTGCCAAGATGGGAGCCGACCATGCTGGCCCCCCCGACCAGCGGTCCCTTGAACTGCGCTTCGGCGAGCTGCCCGGCGATGCCGGTGCCGCCCCGCTCCGCCCGGATGTAGCTCTTGCTCTTCTGCCGATCCTGGAATTTGGCCCGATCGCCACGACCAAGGGTCTTGTCGTTGAAGATGGTGACGTCGTTCTTGACCAGCCGGTCAGCCAGCATCGCCACCAACAGGCCGTCATCGCTCTTGCCCATGCGTCGCGCCTGATTGAGCGCGATAGCGATAGCCTGCTTGCGATCGGTGACCTTGGGCATCTTCCGCTTGGGCAGGTTGGAGCGGAACGACTTCAGTTTGCCATGCTTGAACTCGTGCATGGTCTCGTGGATTTTCTCCTGCTCCGCCGCGCTGGCCTTCTTGGCCAGTTCGCCATACGGGTTCTCGCCCTTGAAGATGTTGCTGAGCAGGCCGCCCGAGGGGCCGTATTGCTGCTCGGGCATGCCCGGCATCGTCACCTGCTTGGGATCGTTGTTGTCTTTGGGCATCGACCAGAACGGCTTCGGCCCCCACTGGTCGGCGCGCGCCTGCTTCCATTGGCTGACCGTGTTGTCGTCCTGCAGCAGGATGTTCTTGCGCAGCCGGCCGATCAGTTCAGCCTTCATGGCTTCGGGGTCGGCGTAGGACGGACGTTTCGGCTTGCCCAGCATGTAGCCGCCAACGAGAGCGGCCCCGACGGATGTCTTGGGGAGCTTGCGGATGGTTCCGACCACCGCCTTGCCGGGTAGGCTGCCGACAGCTTTCGCGCCGGCTTTGATGCCTTGGCCGATCGCTCCGATCATGCCTTTCTCGAGATTGCCACGACGTTCCTGCTTGTCCGACATTTCTGACCGGCCGCGGCGCTGCCCTAGGGCATATCCTGCCGCCCCGGTCGCCAGGACAGCCGTGGCGGCGCGAGGATGCGCGGCAATCGTTTGCCCAAATTTGCCTGCGGTTTTAATGGTCTGCGCGCCTATCGGGCTGTTGATCGCTTTCATCGCCCCGCGCCGCGCCATGCCGCTCGCCTTGTTGCCGGCCGCCGCGACCGACTGTCCGGCCGGGCTCGCCATGGCGGAACTGGCCATGCCGGTGGCCTTCTGCCTGAACGACGTCGCGGCCCCGCTGGCTTTCTGCCCCAACGACGTCGCGGCTCCTTTAACCGAACGTCCGGCCTGGCCCAGGCTACCGATGACTTTGCGCCCGGTCGGGCTTTCGATGGCGTTGAGCGCGCCGCGCATGATCGACCCGCCGATCCCCTTGTCGAGATCACCGCGACGCTCCTGCTTCTCGGCATTGCGGCGCCGCGACATGGCGGCGATGCCCAGGCCGGTCGCGGCCGCGCCGCCGGCTGCGAGACCATGGCCGACGTTACGACCAACGGTTCGTCCGGTGCCCATCGCGCGCCACATGCGTTGGGCTGCTTCGTGGTCGCTTGCTCCGCGGGCCTTGGCGGCAGTGAACATTCTGCTGCCAACACGCTGTCCTACTTTCGCGCCAATGCTTTCGCCCACGCGTCCTGGCTTGCGCAACGCCGCCATCGCGCCCTGCGCAAGCTTCGCTCCGAACGCCTTGTCGAGATCGCCGCGCCGTTCCTGCTTTTTGGCCTTGCCGTCGCGGTTTTCGATCTTGCGGCCGATATGGATGCCAAGTCCGCCGCCACTGATCATGCCGCCAACGCCGCCAGTCCCCGCGCCGGTAAAGATCGGCGCGCCGGTAAGGTCATAATGACTGGCAGTACCGCTAAGCATGCGCCGATGGAGGCCGTGAGCCGCCAACCGCGCTCCGCCCTTTGCGCCGAGGTGGCCTCCCAGCATTGCGCCGCCGACGCCCAACGCAAGCGGCACGATGAACTTGTTCATCTTGCCGGTCGGGGCCGACTTCTTGGCGTCGAACTGCATCCGCTCGCCCGGCGCGCGTGGCCGGCCGAAACGCTGGGTCAGCTTCTTGTCGATATGCTTGACGGTGTGGTGGGACGCCTGATGGGCGGCAACCCCGCCGGCAAGGCCGCCGGCAACTGCGGTGCCCGCCACCGTGCCCAGCAGGATCTTCTTCTGCCGCGATGTCAGTTGCTCGCCAACCCCGCGCACGATCTTCTCGCCGTGCCGGATCAGGCCGGGCTTGCCGGCGCCGGCCGTCGCCGTGATCGGCCCGATCCCCTTGGCCTGGTTGCGCGCGATCATCTTGTCCGCGATCTTCGCCCCGAGCCGGCGACCGCCCTGGAAACCCGCCTTCACGCCGGCCGCGGCGCCGGCCATGCCGATATAGTGCGGAAGAACCTTGATCCCGGCATGGCGTCCCATCGCCAACCCGGCCGCGCCCAACGCCCGCCCGGCGCCGAGCGCCGCACCGCCAAGGCCTTTCTCGACCGGCTTATCCATGGCGTGGCCCTTTCCCATGACCGCGTCGGCAATGCCGCGCACGCGTTTGCCCGCGCTCACCGCGCGCATCGTGGACGCCTTCACCTGCTTGAAGCTGTTCGGCCGCGCCGACGTCTTGGCGTTCAACCGGTGGTAGATTTCGAGCCGCCCTGCCTTCTTCGCCCGCCGCCGCCGCATGGCGGTATCGAGCAGCGCTCCGCCTGCACCGCCCACCAGGGCGCCGCCGAGGCCGAGGGCGCCGGCGCCGATCAACCCCCCATAGCGACGGCCCGCCCAGCCGCCGATATCCCCGGCCTTCACGCCGGCGGCGAACCCGGGACTGCCCTTCATGCGGTGGTAGAGCGATGACGCATGGAGGCCAGCTTGCGTGCCCAACTTCTCGCCGTGCTTCAGCCCAAGCAGCGTGCCGCCGACCGCGCCGGCGCCACCGAGCGTGAACCGTCCGACCTTCTCGCCGGTCTTGCTGGCGAACGCGCCGGTATGCTCGCGCGGATGCTTGGAGACATCCCAACGCTTGACCATGCCGCCATCCGGCGCACCCTTGAAGGTGCTCGACATGCGAAACCCCTGCTTGGGTTTCGGCGCCTTGGGGATCCTCAGGTTGCTGGAGGGGGCCTTTCCTCCCGCCACCTGCGCCGCCTCCGCCATCGATGGCGCCTTAGCGCCGGCGAGCGCGCTGCCCGCCATGCTGCCGATTTCACCACCAACGACATGGCCGACCGCCGTTCCGGCCGGGCCCAGCGCCGATCCCGCCACCGCGCCGATCTTGCTGCCGATAAAGTTGCCGGCAACGCTGCCGGCCAGTTCCCCGGCGATGCCCTTGCGCAACTGCGCGAAGCTTGGCGGCGGCAGCAGTTCGGCGAAACTGCGCGGGACACCTTTCAGCAGGACCTCCTCGAGGCTGCCGTCCTGCTTCTGCATCTCCATGATTCGCGCGCCGGGGATGCACGGACTGTCGACGAACGAAATCTCCTGGATGCGCGGGGTGTAGCGTGTGCACCCCGAGGCCTGGTCCGCCCATTTCTTGACGTAGCCGCCGCCGATCGAGAAGCCGGTGTAGCCGCCCTCCTCGACCTTCGCCCAGTCGACCGGATCCAACACTTTGACGCAGATATCCACCGCCTTGGCGTCGTCGTTGTAGACGATCTCGGCCACCTTGCCGGCGAGGTGCTTCGGGTTGTGCATCGCGCGGATGTTCCCGAAGCTCTTGCCCATTGTGGCCTTGGAGTAGCCGTCGCTCCATTTCTGGAACTCGGGCTTGGCCGAGAGATAATCCATTATCTCCTTGGACTTATCCGGCTCCTCGACCGCCGCCCGTCCCCACACCAGACGCTTTTCCTCGTCCGCCTTGGTCAGCGGCAGGAAGAAGGTGAACTCCGTCATCGATGGACCTCCATCACTGACGGATCAGGCCGCGTCGCGGCGAACCGATACGCGCGAGGTCACCTCCGGTTCCCAGTCGATGATCGCCTGAGCGAGGTCGAGCGGGATCTCCTCCGCCGAGGCCAGCGCCTCGGTGACCCATTTCTTCAACTGGATCTGGTCAGGGTTCTCCATCAGCCATTCGGTGACCGAGGCGTCGACATCGCGCTTGGCGAGGCCCTCCTCGGGCACTTCCATCGCGGTCCAGGCCAGCAGGTCGGCGGCGTGGTCGGCGGCGATTTCGGCCGCGGCGCCCTGGTCGTCCTCGTCCAGTTCGAGAATCGCCTCGACCATCTCGTCCGGCGCGATCTTCATCAGGTCAGCGATGAAATCGGCCTTCTCGATCTCGTCGTACTCGACGTCGTCGTCGGACTTGCTGACCTTCTTCTTGCCCTTCTTGCCGTTCCACTGGCTCGCGCCGCGGGTCTCGTCGTTCTGCACTGTCGCGGCGCCACTGCCGCCATCGGCCCCGGCCACGCTGCCCAGGCCGCCAGTTGTGCCGCTGCGACGGAGCACCGTAGTGGGCTGCAGGTTGGGTGCGCCACCCTCTGGCCCGGCTGTGCCCGACCCCGGACTCGGGCTTTCGCCACCGGTCTGCCCCGGCATCGCCTTGCTGTTGCCGACCCGGCTGCCGCCGCCGGGGCCGCTGCCACGGTGCGGAATGGTGCGCTTGATCGCACCGTCCGAATTGGTCTCGCTGCCGTGCAGCTTCGAGCCAGCGTAGGTCGAGGCGTTGCCGGCCAGCGAATCCACCACGTCGCCGGCTTGCACGCCCTGGGCGTAGATCCGCTTGCCGGATGAGGGCATCTCGGCGTCGAGGATGTTCTTCTTCAGTTGGGTCTCGGCCGGATCAGCGGTCAGCCACGCCTCCACCACTGCCTCGACGCGGTCGTCGGGCTGGCCATACAAGCCGTGGATCATGTTGTGGTACTCGCTGGTGTAGCTGCCGATCTTGTGCAGCAGGTGGGCGCGGACGTTGTCGTTCAGCGCCTCCTCGACCATCTTCGCCAGCGCCTGCTCGGGCGCCGGGATCGGGGCCTGCTTGCGCAGTGGGATCTCTTCCGACCCGGCGGCCGAATTCCAGATCGCCCGCTTGAGCGGTTCGTCGCCGGCGGCGAACCATTCCTCGGCCACCTCGGTGGCAAGGTTCTCATCGACGTCGGCCAGCATGTTGGCCTGCTTGGCGAGTTCGGTTCGATAGAACCCGATCTTCACCAGAAGCTCGGCCTTGCGCTCCGGGGTGGGACAGGCATCAACGAAGGCGGCGAGTTCGTCATCCAGCAGTTGCTGGGTCTCGGCCTGATCAGTGGTTTCTGTGGTCACGGGACCCTCCTGCTTGCTGATGAAACCAGGCTTCCTGCGCCTGGGAGGTTTCGGAATGGCGGTGGTGACGTTGTGGGGACGCTGGTCCTGGTTCTGCCGCCCGGCGTAGATGCGCCCACCGATCTCGAAGAGATCCGGCACCAGCAGGCCAAGGTTGTTCGGGTTCATGCCGCGACCGCCATGAGATGCCCCCGTCTCGGTTTGAAGATGTATTGCAGCGTGCAGCGGCAGTTGATGACCTCGTCGGCCGCCGCCGTGTCATCCAGCGGCCAGCGGATCTGATTGCCGGCCGAGGTGATGAAATGCGTGGTCATGCCGTCGACCTCCTTGCCGTTGAGGTCGCGGTGGGTGTCGCGGGTACGGTTGTCAGCCGTCGCCAGCCAGCGCTTGGTAACCTCGAGCTCCGGGTTCTGGTCGAGGATCTGTTGCGCCCGCGACAGGCCGCCATAGCTTTCGGCCCGGATCGATTCGGTGCGCGCGATGGTCTGCGCCCGCAACGCCAGCATCCGGCGGTGATAAGCGTCGACCATGGCATTGATCTTGTCGGCATCGAGCGGCGTGTTGCTCGCGATCGCGGCGCGCAGCGTGCGGTCGTAGCGCTTGTCGCGCAGTTCGCGCTCGAGCGCGCGCGGGTCGAGCTGGTCGAGTTGGGTACGGAAAGAGGCCACGACGCTTTGCTGGTAGGTGGTCAGGCCGATCGCCTGGCGGATGGTGCGCGCGACCTCGATCGGACCAATTCCTTCCAGCACCGACTGATCGCGCACCGCGGCGCGGATCGCCTCGCGTTGAGCGTTGCTCATCTCGACGATCTGGCGCAGCGCGTATTCGGCGATGTGGCGCTCCTGCGCCGGATCGAAGAGGTCGAAATCGACGTCGATGCGGTAGCGCGGATCGTCCGGCTGGACGACCGGCGCCGTCGTCAATCCCTTGGCGAAAGAGTCGGAGATCAACGGGGCCAGCGCCTCGGCGAAGCCGTCGCCGAAATTGATCGGCCGTTCGTCGAGGCCCAGCAGGCGATCGATCCAGCGACGATAGGCCCGCGCCAGGCTGATCGACGCCTCGTCCTCGGGCGTGGCCGCCTTGGCCAGTAGCGGCAGGCCGTCGGCGGACTTCTTGAGCCGGCGATGCACCGCCTTGACGGCGTGGTAGGCCAGCAGCGAAACCCCGGCGGCGGTCAGGCCGATCGCGGCGCCGAGTTTGCCGCCATGGATCGCGCCGGCCTTGGCGGCGGCCGGGCCAGCTTCCCAGATCGGCTGCTTGAACTGGCGAAACCCGGCCTCGATCTTCGCCTCGTTCACCAGTCGGTCGGCGATGTGGCGCTCGAGTTCCTTGACCCGGCGCGCGGTCTGGAGGTCATGCCGCCCCAGGAACCGCTTCATGTCCGCTTCGATCTTGGCCTTCTTCTTACTGCGCCGACCCATCATCCCGGCCACAGTGTCGCCGCCGCGATGCTGCTCGACGATCTGCGGGGCGATGTTGACCTTGCCGGTCTTGCGTTGCTGGACATGGCCCGAGCGCGCCTGACGCCGGAAGCCGCGGGTTTTCAGGTCCTCGAAATCCTTGATCTGCCGGTTGATGTCGGAAATCTCGAGATGTGCCGGCCTTACCGCGTTTGTCGCGGCGGCTTCGGCGCGTTCGGCCGCATTGGTCGGATCGCCGCCAACGGCCAGGACCTCCTTGGTGATCAACCGCTCCCGCCACGCTATCGCCGGCTTGAGCTTCTTCTCCTTCAGGTCCCAGATCTCGCGGTCGTAGATGAGCTTGTTCTGCTTGTTGCCGATAATCGGCCGGAACGGCTTGAACTCGACCGCGGGCGCCGGACGCGCCTGCCGCTTCAGATCGTTCAGGATCTCGTTGTAGGTCTCGTGGACCTCTTCGTTGGTCATCCGCGGCGCGCCGCCCGCCATGCCCATTTCGTTGCGTTCGTTGACGAGTTTGCGCGCCTTCATCTCGAGCACGGTTTCCGAACCGTACATCGCCTCGATCAGGGTCTTCTTCGGCTGCTTCTTGCCCCGTTGCTTCGGCACCGTCTCGCGGAGCTGCTCGGCCCAGCGATTGTACTGCTTCATCCAATCGCGGGTTCGCGCCTCCCGCAACGCGCGCCTGGCGGCGTTGATCTCGTGCTGCGCCTCGACCGCCTTGGTGCGGAACGCCGCCTCGGCCTCGGCCGAAGCCTGCGACCGGCGCTTGAATTCGCGCGCGCCAGCTTCCTTGAGTCCGTGGTAGGCGCCGACGCCCGCACCGATACCCCCGCCGACGCCGCCGCCTGCCGCGAGAACGCCAGCCTGCACCCCGCCGGCCTTCCAGCGCGAACGCGCGGCATTGCGCCGCTGGATCAATTCCGCCGGCGTCAGGGGCGCGCCCGGACTATGTTTGAGCAGGGACAATCGGCACTGAACCCACAAAAAAAGCGGCCCTCTGGCCGCTTGAAGTCAAGTTTTGCCCGATGACTGAAACAAAAGCAACTTTTCCTCAATCGGCGTCGAAAAGCCGCCCGTAGATCTTGTCGAGGACCGCTGCCTGCTTGGGTGACAACGTGGCCCGGGGTTGCTTCAGGATCGAGGCGAGGAACTCGGCCTCCCACGAGCTCATTTCGCTGGGATATTCGAGGCACTCGCGTGCCTGCTCGCGCCAGGCCACCGGCTTCGACGATTTCCAACCCGGGGGCGGCGGCGTGAACGGGTTCGCTCCGTTCGGCTTGGCGCCGCCCAGCGCTTCTTCCCAGGTCAGCTTGTGCTCGCGCAACAGGTCGTTGGCCATCTTGGCCGCGTTCGCCCGTTCGCCGGGGAAATCGCTGCCGAGCATGCCGCAGAACTGGATCAGGCGCTTCAGCTTGTCAGCGGGAAGAATGGCCATGACGGGCCCATGCCCGCATGAATTCAGCACACCGGCAAGGGTTTATTTACTAGTACCAGCCAAAGCGCGGGCCGCCGACCAGGCCGAAGATGACCATGATCAGCAGGATGAAGAGGATGATGCCCAGAGGGTTGCCCCAGGCGACATGCCCGGCATTGTAGCCCCATCCGCCTCCGGCGAGCAGCAGCACGAGCAGCACGATCAGCAAGATCAGCATGGTGAAGGCCTCCTATACAACGGTCGGCCAGATGCAGCTCAGGTTCGGGCAGGTAAGGGTTTCCTGAATGGACCAGATGTGCGCGCGGGTGCAGGTGAACCACGTGGTCAGCAGGTTGGGGTCGTGGACATGCAGGGTGTTCGCCTTGTCGTAGAACGTCGCCACCGGCATCGTGCTCTTGTACGTGCTGCGCTTGATCACCGCGCTTTCCCAGTGCCCGATCAGGCATTCGGGACACTGCCAGGAAAATGTCGGCGGCGGTTTCGCCTGGGGAACGGCACCCCATTGCACCGGTTCGTCGCCAACGCGTTGATCGGGCGCCCGCCGCTCCGGCCGGCCGATCTCCGCGATAGTCCAGCGCGGCTTCTCGAACAGATGGCCGCGCACCGCGTCGGGCTTCGGGCTGATCGGTGGCGGATAGTAGAGCAGCGACGGCAAGCCGCCGGGAATTTGCGGGATCTCGGGCGGCGCCGGCGGCACCGGCGGGTCGGGAGGGTCCGGCGGCTTCGGAAACGGCGTGGGAAGGATCATGGACCGGGCTTGAACCGCGCCTTGTCGATCGCGTCCGGCTCAATGTCCTGGTCGTGCTGCGCCGCCATCACGCGAGCAAAGCGGCGCGCCTTGAGGTCCTGAAACACCTTCAGCACATGCGCGCCCTCGCCCACCAGGTCGTGCGGGAAATCCTCGATCCACACCAGCATGTCGTTGATTATCCGCGACATGGTGTTGCGCGCTTCGGGCGCGTCCATCAGCTTGGCTGGCCGGATGGTCAGTCCCTCGACCATCACTGGCGCGCCGACATCAAGCGGACGGTTCATCACCGGCACCACCTGGGGCGGCTGGCCCGTTAGCGCGTTCTGCCCCGGATCCCAGTCCGGCACGTAGCTCTTGTCGCCGGCCTGCGCGGCCACGCGGGCGGGCGGAATGGGTTTCGCGTCACTCATAGAATTCTCTCTCCAAGGGCCGAACCGGCGGCGGCTGCCGCCTGTCCGTCGCCTGTCAGACATCAGGTTTGGGTTGATCCCAGCATGCTGCGTAGCCGGGCGGTTTGCTCGATGCTGCCATGCACCCCGTTGGTTATCGCGGGTACATGCTCGGCGGCGTCCTCTTCGATACTCCACTGCTTGGCGACCTGCAGTGTCACGGTAATCTGGTCGCATTGCCGGAGCACGTTGCCCTGCAACTCGGCCAGCATGCGCAGTGCGTTGGCGATCCGTTCCGCGGCATCGACCTCCTGCTGGGTCAACGACGCGGGCGGCGTTCCCGATGGTTCCGCCGGCGCCGGCGGTTCTACCGCCGCCACTTCGGCGCGCAGTTCGCCGACGTGGTCGATCGCCCAGTCGAGCCGTTCGCCGATCTCGGCAAGATGCGTCTCGGGTTCCGGTCCGGTGCAGAAGATCAAAGCTTCATTGAGCGAGACGCTGTAGTGCTCGCATTGCTCGATCCAGTTTTCGCGGGTTTCCAGGAACGTGCTTTGCGCTCGCACCGCCCTGAACACGCGATCGATATCCTCCTGGGTGGGAGGCTCCGAACCGACGACTTCAACGCCGTTGGACGGCGGCGCCACTGTCGAGCCGCCGGCATTCGTCGCGGTCACGACGCAGGTGAAGGTCCTGCCCACGTATGCCGGATAGATGGGGAAGTCGGCAGTGTCAGTGCCGACATCCGCTGTCCCGTCATTCCATTGATAAGAGTATGCGGTCGGTTCGTTTTGCCAGTTGCCCATTGTGCAATTCAACACATTGCCATTCTGGGACGCGTAGGGGACGTCGACATTGACTGGAGGTAGGACGCCGCTCATGGCATGGGCTCCTTTGGGTTAGGTCAGACCGCGACGAGATCCCCGTAGACGAAGATCGTGCAGGTGGCGGGCTCGCCCTGCACCGTATCCATCGTGAACCACAGATCGCCGTGCTGAACCTTGCCGGCCACCGTCGGGTCGAGGAGGACCACGACCGCCTGCGGTTCGGTCGTGCCGTCCAGCGCCGAGAACGTCAGCGAGGCGATCTTGTCGCCTTCCTTGTTGTTCCGAGTGTAGATGCTGCCGGCCGCGGCGGTCAGCGGCATGCTGGCGCCCGACGCCACGACCTTGTCGGGGAGGAACAACCCGCTGCCGATCAGCGAGGTGTCGAAGCGCTGGTCCTCGAGCGTGTTCAGGTCAGCGTTGATTGCCATCATCGGATAGCGGCCGGCCTGCACCAGGTTGCAGCCGCTGGACTGCAGATCCTGCACTTCGGTGCCGAACGGCACGTCGCGGATCACCCCGCGATTGTCGGCGGTATAGGTGTGGCCATTGCGGGAAAGGAAGGACGATCCGGGGGAAGGCGCGATCAACATGGCGGTCGGCATTTAATCCTCCTATTGGCTCTGTTGTGCCGCGGGTTGTGCCCGAGACTGGGTGTGACGTCTACTTGCGGCCAGGATTGCTCTGACCTGGGCGAGCTGGTGCGGCGAATAGCCGCCGCCGGAAATCGAGCGCAGATGTGCCCGCACGGTCTCGTTGAGGTCGCTGGTATAGATATCGCGGGCCGGACTGTTCTTGCCCATCACTAACTGGCCGGGCATCGCCTTCAGGCGGTCGATCTGCTTCTTCGTTTCCTGCTGGCGCTTCTTGCGGTTGATCAGGATGTGCGTGCCGCCGGCGACAATCGGAGCGATTTCAAGCGTCCGCCCGACATGGCCGCCGATCCTGGCACCCTTCTCGCCAGCAATGGCCGCGCCGGTAAGACGTCCCAGGCGCCAGAGCGGGGTTTTCATGGTGCCTTGCGCGCGCAGTTCGTTCACGACCGGAGCAACGCGCGGATGGGTCGCAAGCTTGGCTGCCGCCCGTCGGGCCGCGACCGCGGCAACCCCGGCCCCGAACATCATCCGCGGCGAGATCTTCTCCACCGCCTTTTCCTTATCCTTGCCACCCATGAAGTGCTGCGCGGCTTTGGCTCCAGCATAGGCATACGGCGCGTATTCGGCAGCGAAACCCACGGTGCGCCCGAGCTTGGCGCCACGATGGCCACCAAGCGCCGCCCCGGTAAACCCGCCAACATTCGCCATGACGCCCTCGCGAAACCCGCCACCACGGAAGGCTTTGGCTTCGTGGTGCAACGCTTGAACGCGCGAGCTGCCGACGATGCGCTGACCTCTTGGCGTGGCCGCCAACTGCTTCGCCTTTCCGGCGATAGCTTGGCCGCCACGGCTGCCCGCGATCGCCGATCCGGCACGCTTGAAGCCGCTGCCGATCGCGCCCTTCGCGCGCGTGGCCGCGCCGCTGATCTGGCCCAACAACGGCTTCAGGTGGGTCGCACCGAAGTTCATCGCCGAACCGATGATGCCTTTCTGCAGTCTGGCGTCAGCAGAGTCCCCACTCTTGGACGCTTCCCACCGCGCCGGCTTGACGCCCAACAGCCAGCGTTCGTGGCGGGTGATCCCGCCGGACAAGGCGCGGCGCATGTGCTTCTGGGTGTTCAGCCGCAATCCCTGGCGGCGTCGGCGAATTCGCGGCCGCATCGAGCGGCGCAACAGCAGGGCCGGGTTGTCGGTGTAGCTGAACCCCGGCGAGTAACCGGGATCGGCCAGCATGAAATCGTCGAAGTCCTTACGCAGCCCGGCGGCGCCGCTGATCTTGCCAACCCCGAAATGCCGCTCGACCTCGCGTGCGGCGTGTTTCACGTGAAGCCCAGGATGTGCCGGCGGCGGCAGACCGCCCGGTGGCTCGGGCACCGGCCCGCTCAACGACAGCCGTATGCCATGGCCATGCTTCATCGCCTGCTTCAGCCGGGCATGATGGATCTTGCCGGGCGGCTGGTCGCCGGGCTGGTCGGTCGGGCCGCGACCGGGTGCGTTGATGACCCCTGTGGCGTTGGTCCAACCCTTGCGCATCGCACCCTCGTTCTTCTTGCCGAGTTGCGGCGCCTTTCGGGACCGCGGGAAATCACCCTGCTGTTCAACCTTGCCTGAAGTGTATCTCGTTTTCAGACCAACTCCGTGCTTAAGCGAGGAAAAGTAGCGTGTGATCGCTCGATGATGGGGCGTTATGATAGTGTGAGGCTTCTCAGGCGTTGCACCGAGAGCCATCGAAAAAGAATAGTCAGCACTTGATGCCCCTGGAGGGATTTTGGTCGGATGGTTGTGAAATGTGTTTGACCCTTGGAAATCACGAAATCCTTTGATCGGCATTTTAACCTGAGTGGAATACGGCCTTCCGGTGACGCGATGACTTACATGCCCCTTTGGATCGGTGATGATCAGCCGTTCCCTGCGCAAAGCATTGGCCCGCAACAGATCTCGCTTGATCTCAGGAAATGACGGTTTTTTGCCGATCGCCGTCGGCCGCCGGATCAGATCGCCAATATGCTGCCCGGCAATTCGCAGCACACGGGTGAGTGGCGCTCGCTTGATGAAAACGTTGTTCGGCGACATCCGGTAACGCTCGGTGCCGGTCAGCTTGCCGTGCTTGCGGCTGCTGAACTTCTTGCCGAACTCGCGCTTGAACGGCTCGAACGTCTCGGGCTGGTTCTCGGTGTGCAGGCGGTCGAATACCCGGCGATGAGCGTATTGCATGAACAGCCGGAGCGGCTCGAGTTCGCGCTGCATCGTCGCGTCCATGGCGAAGTCGTAGTGGCCGACCCCGACCTTGTGCACCGCCATCAGCGCCGCATGCTTGTAGGCCCGTGCCGCCAGCCCCGGCGGCGTGCCTTTGGGGATAAGGCCTTTCTTGTAACCGTATTCGACCGCGCCTTTCTGGTGATCGCGCACCACGCCAATCGAACGGCGCAGGATCTCGACCATGCGCGGATGGCGCATCGCTTCGGTGAAGGTGCTGGGGTTCTCGATCGTCAGGTCACGATGCGGCCCAACCTTCTGTTTGCCCTTCTTTTTCGGCGGCTCGGCCAACGCTTCGGCCAGCAAAGGCCGTCCCATCGGGTAGGGCAGCAGCGATTCCGGCAGCGTGCTGCGATAGGCCTGGGGCAGGTGCAGCTTGAAGCGGGCGTTCATCGAGCCAACCGCCTGCTCGGTGCCGCGGGTGTCCCAGACGCTGCGGCTGGCGCGTGTATCGGAGCGTTGCTGACCCTGCCGGAACAGGCCGATCGCTGCCTTCGACGGCGCTCCGGTGCTGCCCTGGCGTACCGAGATCGCGGTTTCGGCGTGATGGCGGGGACTGCGCGCGGCCGCGACGCGTTGCTGATGCTCGGCCGCCGACAGCAAGCCGGTGGTGTCGCGTTTCTTCAATCCGATCGGTTCGCCTGCCACGATGGGTTCGACAATGTTCTTCGCCCACTCGACATGCGCATCGGTCGCGCCGCCATCCTTGCCGTGGGAGGCTATGATCTGCCCTTTTGAATGGTGCAGTTGGTTGATGTCGTCCCTGAACTTGACGGTCTTGCCGACATGATCGTGGATGTGGCTGACCCAGTTGTTTAACGCCTTTCTCCGGCGCTGCCCCAGGTCGGTGGTGGGTTCAGGACCGTGCGCGGGCGGCGGCCCGTGAAACTGCTGTGGCTTCGGCGCCGGCGAAGGCGCGGCCGATTTGGGCGCCACGGAGGGACGCGGAGCCGCCGCTGCCGGGGGTGGCGTTTTGAAGGCTGTCCGCGGTGCAGACGCGGCGGTTGAACGGAATCTGCGCCGCATCGCCCCGGCAATACGCGCCCCTTTGCCTCGCATAAGCATGCCGGCCGCGATACCACCACCCGCCAATAACCCGGCCCCAGCAATCCTGGACGCCCAACCGGGTTTGTCAGGCTCCCGCTTTTTCATTTGCCGCGCTTTGCCGACCTCAACTGCGCCGCATGTTTGTGCGCCATCTGCTCGCCGTGCGCCAAGGCTGCTTTAACGCCGGGATGTTCATGGAAAGGCACGACATTCGATCCGGCAGCGTCCACCATTTGACCTTCAGCGCCCACCATGGCGCCCGTCATTTGGCCATTTGCCGGAGTTTCGGCGCCGTTTGCCGGAGTTTGCGGCGCGATCCCCAGCGCCTCGATGATCTCCGGCGGCAGGCCCTGCACGAGTTCGTCGACCGATGGGTCGCCCTCGCCGGGCGCGCCGCCCAGTCCGGCCATCTCCTGGCCCGGCATCGTCGGCTGCGGCAGGCCGGTGACGTCCCAGCCGTTCGCGATGATCTTCTTGATGCCCTCGATCGAGAGGAAGCCCATCGGGCCGATGCCGCGCACGAAGGGCGGCACGCCGAGCGGTTCCATGCCGCGCTCGGTGCGGATGTCGTCGAGCGAGATCGCGCCCTCGTTGACCAGGACGACGTCGCGCTGTTCCTTCTCCGCGGGGTCGACTTTTCTGAAATCGTCCCACACCATCTCGATGTCCGGAAACCCGAACCAATCGGCAATGATGTAGTCGAGGAGACTCTTTATCCACGTCATAAGTGGGGCGAGGCCCTCCTGCAGGGCCTGTTCGTACATCGTCTCGCCGGTCGCGCGGTTGACCAGGCGAACGAACGGGGTCGGCGGCAGCGAGAAGCAGAAGGCGATGATACGCGCCAGCCACTCGTCAAACTGGTCGACCAGCGCCTCGGGCGAGCGGGTCATCACCGGGGTCACGCCGCCCGGGGCAAAGCGCATCTTCCGCCGGGTTACCGCGTCGTTGACGATGGTGTCCCAATAGGCTTGGAACTCGGCGATCTGTTGCGTGGTCCAGGTCGGAGGCACCTGCCACACCGCGTCGGGGATGGTGCCGTCGGTGAAGTAGGCGAGTTGCTGCGCCTGACGCCGCAGGCCGATATTCGCGGTGACCAGCACCTGCTCAACCGGGCTGCAGCCGTAGACCTTGTTCACCCGCCGGTTGCGCGGCGCGTAGATCATGTCCTCCTTGGAGAACTCGGCCGCGACGATGCCCTTCATGACCTGTTGGTAGGCTGGCCCGTCGAGCGGGGTGCGGCCGTCGTAGTTGAGCAGCGGCTTGATCATCGAGCCGTCGATGAGCTCAAAGCCGACCGTCTCGCCGCCGCGGTTCTTCTTGCGCACGATGGTCGCGGCATCGATGACCAGGTGTTCCTCGACGAGTTGCGACACCCATTGCTGCCAGCCGATCTCACCGTCGGGGCGCTCGAAAATGGCCTCGAGCTGGCGACAGCGGTCGTCGGTCTTGGGCCGCGACGCCTGATCGCCCTGCTTCTTCGGCATGATCGACTTCTTGAGGTTGCCGATCTGGTCCTTGCGGGTTTCGATGGCGAGGCGGATCAGGTCGTAGCCGCCCACGGCCGGGTCGGCGATGGCGCGCAGGCTTTCGAAGTTGATCGGCTCGAAGGAGCGCGGCGTATAGATAGTATTGTACGAAGTGGGGTAATCGAAACGCCGACCACCCGCCCCGGGCGCCACGGGATCGAGCGGCCGGCCCGGCGGAAAGAACGGCAGTTCCGTAGACCCTGCCTGCCCCATCCCCAACCAGGTTCGCATCTGCCCGGAAATCCGCTGTATCAGTCCCGCCTCGACCGGGGTTGATGGGGCGTTGTCGCGGTTCATTCCCGGCAGGTTCATCGGCCGGTGCGGCATGTTCCAGGAACTAGGCGTGAGCGCCACTTAACGGGCGCCGAAGACGGTGGTGGCGCCGGTGATCGCGATCACGCGCTTGCAGGCAATGTCGTATTTGACCCCGGCGGTCACCGCCAGAGTGATCACCGAGGAGCTTTCCTTGGGCTCGAAGGTGATGGTGCCGGTGGCGTCGACCATGAACCCGGAGATCCAGGTGATGTTGCCGGCCGGGGCGACGCGTTGTGGCAGGTTGGGCCCGGTGATCGGCCCGGCCGAGGGCGTCACCACGAACATCTGGGTCCAGCGGTCTGAATAAAGCGGATCGGGCATCAGCTCTGCTCCAGGAAGCGGCTATGTCCGCGACCATAGGCAGCGATGTTCGTTTATTTCAAGGATATGGCCATTTTTGCCTTGCCAGTTGCGCCCGCGAGACCATCCAGAGCTCGTTGGCCAGCGGCACCGGGTCGATCCCCAGGCGCTCCCACCACGCCAGTTCGTTGCCCGCATTCTCCACCGCGTCGTGGCAGCGGCGACAGATTGGAATAACCCAACAATCGCCGGATTTCAGCCCCCTTGCCCGAGGCTGCATGAATTTCAGATGATGCGGATCGGAAGGTGGGGCGGCACCACAGACGATGCATCGCAGAGTGCAGACGAAGACGAGATGATCTCGCGAACGTGGTCGAGCCGGCTTCTCAATCAACACCGAGGCACGTGCTTCCAAATTCTTCCAGCGCGGATTGACCAGATCATTGGTTGTCCAACGCCATACCTGCGCGCAAGCGTTCGTTGGCTGTCAGTAGATGAGCAGATTTCTCGGATCTTCTGTTCCGTGAGGTTGCTTCGGTACAAGGGATGATCAGTTCCTCGTGGTATGCGGCCGTGCCGATCGCGATCATCAGAATTTTCGAGCGCCGTTGCCCATCGAAGATTGCCTTTGTGGCAGTTGCGACTGTTTCCATCCCAATGAGCCGTCTGATGAAAGCGACTTGGTCGCGGTCCATGAAAGGCTTCACAAACCAAAACATGCGCAGTGACGTATCGCTTTTCACAATTTCGCTGAAGCCCGTATTGAAAATACCGTCCGTTCCATCGGGGCTTAATGATCTTGCCGGCCTTGCTATTTGATCCGTCGCGCTCACGACGAAGGTGTCCATACTCACTCACACCATAATTGTCGTTCCATTCCACAACGCGCCATTCCGCATCGGGTGGAACCGGATCAGCCGGAGTGTTGTTTTTGCTCATAAATTATTCGACGCTCCACTCACGATAGGGCGGCCCGCGTACCACCGGATAGAGGACCAACTGAAATTTGTCGTCCTCGGTGGTGATCTGGGCAATCATCTGGCCGCCGCACATGAGGCAGCTCAGATGCTGTCGCCATTCCAACCGGCTATAAATCGTCTGCCCGCTGCAGAAACCGCAGGTGATCCAGCCCGGCGTGAGCCCTATCTGCTGGCGTTTGGCGAATTCCCCGCGGGCGTATTGGCGCCGCCGGCCGACCTCGAACATCGAGCGCAAATGCCCCAGCGGATCCTTGCCATGCTCGCTACTCATCATCCTCTCCGAACCGGTAGCCGGTTTCGTTGACGGATATCAGCGCGAGATAGGCCGTTCCGCCCATCGCTTCCACGACTTTGTAGTTCCAGATGCTGTCGTCGATCAGTTCGCGGGCCACCGCGCGCAACCACGCCGCGGTGTCGTTCTGCACCTGCTTGTCGCGATAGCCGCCGAAGGTGACGAATTCAGAGGCGCCGCCCTCGTAGGCCGGGGCTATCCCCTCGAGGGCGGCGTTCTGCGGATCGGCCATGCACGCGGCAACCTTGGCATCGCATTGATGTACCAACGCGTGCCACTTGCCGATGATGACCGGGTCGGTCACCTGCGGTGCTCGACGACTGGCGTGCCTTCGCCGATGCGACGGATTTCCAGCACCCGCTTACGGGCCACGAAGCGTTCGGCGATCTTCTGCATCGCCTCGGCGTTCTCGCTTTCCGGCTCAAGCACGGTGGGGGTGAAGGTGATGCCCTTCTCGTCGATAGAGATCGCGTGGGCCTCGACGATGGTCTCGAGCCCGCGCTCGCGGATTTCCTCCGGCAGGTCGGGGTCGTCCGGCAGGCGCTGGAGGTAGCGGATGCGCACCAGTTCGCGCGCCGGGCAGGCGACCTTGAACAGGTCGAAATCGGCGGCGTCGGGGGGTAGCGGTAGCTCGGGCGGTTCGCCCATCTCGCGTCTCCGCGATGCGTTACTCATCACATTCTCCTATACCATGATTACTGCCTCACGCCATCATCATGACGCGCGCTTGGCTGGCGAGGGCCTGGGTTCTGGCCGAAACGGCGACGTGACCCGCACCAGCAATGTCAACGCCCATGAAGATGGTTCGTGCCGAACCAATCTGGACGTTGCCCTGGCCGACGATGATCGCCGAAACCGGGCACATCGCATAGGCGGTGAAGCCGCCGCCGCCGACGCCGTCGATCTGCGTGGCTGCGACCTGGCGGGTGTTGCCCCTGACGGTGACGCTGGCCTGAGCGTCGATGGTAACGACGGCAGCACGCAACGCCGTAGCGTTGACGTTGACCGCGCCCTGTCCGGCGATCGCGATTGTCGCGAACTGCGCCTTGTAGGCATCGACGGCCACGCTGCCCTGGGCCGCGATCGATGTGGCGCCGTAGGTGATGCGCGCGGCATCGATGCTGACGCTGGCCTGGGCCGCGATCGCGCTGGCCGCGACCATGCGCTGGGTGGTGGAGATGCTGACCGTGGCCGAGGCCGCGATCGCGGTGGTGCCTTCCTGCCGCCCTTGCTGGATTGCGTTGACGAGGAGGGTGCCGACGCCGCCGATCGAGACCGTGGCGAACTGGCGTACGCCGGCGGCGATGCTGACTGTGCCCAGTCCAGCAACCGCCACCGCCGTAACTTGGGTCAGGACGCTGCCGGCACTAACCGCGCCCTGCGCGGCCGTCGCCACCGCCGCCGGGCGTATACCGCCGGCGGCAGCACTGACCGCGCCGACGCCAACGATCGAGGCGGCTGCGGGTTGCGCTTCACCCCCCGCGCCGAGGACGTTGCCGACGCCGGCGACGCTGACGGCAGCGAATTGGAGCTGCGCGGCCGCGACGCTGACCGCGCCCTGGCTGTCGATCGATGCTATGGCTGGTGAGCTGCGCCGCGCGTCGACCGCGACGTTGCCCAGGCCGCCGATCGTGATGGTCGCTGTCTGCACGCCGGCCGCTGCGGCACTTGCGGCGAACGCCCCAAGGCCCGCGATGGTCGTGGCGGCCGGTAGGTTCAGGACGGCGGAGGCGGCGACGCTGCCGGTGGCCGCGATCGCGATTGCTGCCGGTAGATTAAGGGTGGCGGATGCCGTGATGCTGCCGACGCCAGCGATCGTCGTGGCGGCGGTGTAGGAAACCGCCCCGCTGACGAACTGCGCATCAGCCGTGACGTTGCCGACGCCCGCGATGCTGGCCGTGGCATAGATCAGCTTGCCGGCCGAGGCCGCGACACTGCCAACGCCGCCGATCGTCGCCGCGGCATAGACGATCTTGCCGGCATCGACCGCAACGCTGCCCTGTCCGGCAATCGGGATCGTCGCGAACCGGCGCGCGATCGCGTCAACGCTGACCGCGGCCTGGCCCGCAATGGCGACATTGCCCGGCTGCGAGCCGGCCGAATTCGCGCCGAACGCGCCAACGCCAGCGATCGCGATCGTCGCGAACTGCCGTTGTATCGCCGTGACGCTGACGGTGCCGAAACCCGGGATGCCAGCGGCAGCAGCTTCCGGCGTTACGGCAGCGGCGCTGACGTTGCCGACGCCCGCAATCGTCGTCGCAGCATAAATCAGCTTGCCGGCCGCTACCCCGACGGTACCGACACCGGCGCTCGTGCTGGCCGCCACCATGCGCTGGATAGCGGCAACGCCGACTGCGCCCAGGCCGGCGCTCGTGCTGGCGGCCGGCTGCGCCCTGATGGCATTGATCGCAACGCTGCCAATGCCAGCACTCGTGCTGGCCGCGACCTGACGCTGGACGGCAGACGCCGCGACGTTGCCAATGGCCGCGATAGTGACGGCAGCGGTCCATACAGTGCCTGCTGGGGCTACCTTGGTCGCGTCGACCGCGATGCTGGCGACGCCCGCGATCGTCGTGGCGCCATAGGAAACTTGCCGTGCGCTGACGGCAACGTTTCCCGTCGCGGCCATGCTCGCCACAGGTTCGATAGTTGCCGGCAAAGCAGATAGGGGAATCAGGCCTGCCGCTGTGGGTAAGGGAGCATAGAATTGGATTGACCGGACGGCGACATAGCCGCCTTGGATTGGTCTGTGATCGAATATTGCCGCCTTGAAGGAGTCCGCTGTCGGACGGTCCGCATCGATCAAAGTCAAAGCGATGGGGGTGGAATAGCCGTTGATGTCGGCTTCGAGACGGTTCGCGGTGACGGTGTAGGCCGTCACGTTGATCGCGCCGACGGCGGAATTGGCTGCGCCTAAGATGTCGCCGTAGGCCGGACCGCCCCATGTAGAAACGTCGAGATGGCTAGAGGCGCCAGGGGCGAAGGGGGTTAAGTCAATTTCCACGCCGTTGTCGCCGGACGGCGAAAAAACAGAAAGAACCACACATCCGGTAGATGATCCTGAAATATTTTGACCGGTTTGGGTGTGGACGGTTCGCACCGTCGTAGCTGTCAGCAGTAAGTTACGGGCTTCGCCGATGAAAGCCGCGGACATCGTTGGCAGATAGCCGTCGGGGGTCAGTTCGGCGCTGTTGTAGCCCGTAGTCGTCCAGCCGGCGTCCGCGAGCGGGTCGTTGCCGACGAGGGTGTTGATGCCGACGACGCCGACCCCTTGCACCCAAGCTCGGCCCTGTGGAGATCCTCCGATGAAGTCGATGTGGATCTGCGCACCTGGTGACACCCAGTCGGGGGCCAGTATCGCGGCGACGTTGCCCGCGCCGGCAATGGTCACTGCCGCGACCATGGTGACGCGTTCGCGGATCTGGATGGCGCGGAACGAAACGGCCGGCGCCCCGACCGGCGGCAAGATCAGATCGCTGGGACCGTCCTCCGAGTAGCCGAGTTCGAGTTGCGGGGCGCCAATTCGTAGAGTGTTGTCGAAGGGAACGGCGGCGGCGCTGTCGAGGCCAAAGCCCCAGTAAGGCCTGATGAAGCGGACATCTGAAAAGGTGTTGGTGTCCGAGATGTCGTGCCTACAATCCCACAACGGTCCCGTGAAAGCGGATTTTCCGTCGGAATGATTGCTGTAGTGGACTCCGTTTTCGTCGAGCTCTTCCCAGCCTATGTAGAACATGCTGACGGGGCCCCATATGCCCTCGCCCACCAGTTGCTTGAGGTAAAAGCTGAATAGCCATCCCTGGTCGTAGCCTGCCGGGATGGCTGTGTTGGTTTCGAAATAATAAAAGTCCGAGCTGTAGTGTACCCCGTCGGTGGTGCCGAAGATGCGGACGTCGATGTAGGGGATGCCGTCTTCGTAACCCGTGCCGAGGATGGTTAAGCTCAGTCCCACGCTCGCGGCTGCGGCGCTCCAGTCCGAGAAGTAGGTCGGGACGGTGCCCGGAGTGCCCGCGACCGCGCCCTCGAAGCGTGGGTTGCGGATGTAGTTCGCCTGGCCGCCAAGACCGGCGATGGAAGTGACTGCCGACTGTCGAAGAAAAACGTTGACTGGGCTGAAGGTTGTGGTGGCAGCGATGGTGGCAAAAGCATCGTAGGCAATATGTCCTGCCGGATTTCGGACCAGCGCTTCGCAGACGACGCGGCCAACTCCACCCATAGCCACGTTCGTCTGGATCTTGACGTTGTCACGGATTTCAATCGCGCGCGACGTGACCGCGAGAACACCGACCGGCGGCAGGATCAGACCGGAAGCAGATGGTCCCAACTCGAGTTGCGGGCCACCGATCCGAATGATGATGTCAACCGGAACGCCCAGACTGGTAAAGTATATTTTCCAATACGGACGAATGTAGGTGGCGAGAGCGGTGGTAGGATTAGCGTAGCTGTATCTTTGGCTTGACAAAGGCGCCGACGTCGGCACTTGCCCGGTATCGAAATCTCCGATTATATCAGCAAATTTACTACTATATTCTGTCCAGCCAACGGCAAGAGACGCAACATTGGAGGTGCTGCCTCCAACCAGTCTGACGTAGATGCTGCTTGACCAGGTTTTCCTCGGGGGTACCGGGATGGTGTCGTAGTCTTCGAAATAATGCGGATAGTAGGCCGTGCTCCCCGCCACCGTACCAACAAGATGAATGTCGATGTAGGGAATGCCGTCTTCGTAGCCGACGCCGGCAATAGTTTCGAACAGGCCGGACGGTGGGTTTCCCCACCCGGTCCAGTAGGTCGGCGGCGATCCTTCACTGGTGGAGGGATCGCCCGCCCTTCCGCCTTCCCCGCGCGGATTGCGAATGACGTTGGTCCGGCCGCTAACGCCCGCAGTCGTCGAGGCTGTGTAGACCGGGTGAAAATCCCAGGCCCTGACATTGCCCAAGCCACCGATAGTGCTGACAGTTCGCGCTCTCAGAACAGCGCTATCGCTAACCGCACCCAGGCCGGCGATCGTGCTGGCGGCAACTTGGCGTTGAACCGCGGCAACACTGACCACAGCAACGCCGGCGCTCGTGCTGGCTGCATAGACAATGCGCCGCGCATCGACCGCAACATTGCCGGCAGCAGCGATTGTGCTGACCGCAACCTGGCGCTGAACGGCACTGACCGCGACGTTGCCGGCAGCCACGATCGTCGTGGCGCCGGTCCACTGGGTGCCCGCACCGGCCACCCGGGTCGCGTCGACCGCGATGGTGCCGACGCCGCCGATCGTCACTGCCGCAACGGCCTGCAACCTGGGGTAGATCTCGATCGCGCGTGTGATTATCGCTGGAGCACCGACCGGCGGCAGGATATTGCCGGTGGTTTCGACGTTCTCCAGTTGTGGCCAACCAATGCGCAGCGTGAAGTCAAGCGCGGCTCCGCTTATCTTGGTATCGACATAGATATATTGACGCATGTAGTCGGCGCCGGCTGTCGTGGTGGCGTTGTTCGCCACCGACACGTAGCGGGTGCCCAATCCGCCTGGTTGCACCAGGGTCGAAGGGGTGAAGTAGGTGTCAGTAATCCAATCGACTTGCCCGCCGCTATTGGCGTAGCTCTGCATCGACACCCAGAGGTAATCGATGAACGACGCATCGCCGGGGATAATGCGCATGTAGAACGACGACGCCCAGGTCGAGGTTCTTGGGACCGGTGTCGCATCGCCATCCTGGGCAGGCTGTATGGTGATCTCACCGCCGCCGGGCGTGGACCCGGTGAAGCGAACGTCGATGTAGTCGATGCCATTCTCGACCCCGGTCCCGACGATCTGCTGGGTAAGACCGGCGTTGTTTACTATCTGTCTCCAGTAGGTCGGAATGGAGCCCGGCGTTCCGGCAACCGCGCCTTCCGCGCGTGGGTTACGGATATAGTTGGTTCTGCCGCTGACGCCGGCGATGGTGGCTGCAGCAGTCACCGTGCCGGTGTGCACCGTGGCGTACGCCTTGACGTAGCCGGTGCCGCCCGGGGTGGAGGGCCAAACCGTGTAACCCGAGGGCGGAGTGTTGGCGAAGGAGCCCAGGCCCATCTCGACCGTGGCGCTGATACCGGAATTCACCCCCAGTTGGGTCACTATGAAAAGCGGCGTGACCGGCACCAGGCCGCTGATGTCCAGGCCGGTCGACGGCGTGGTCGGACTGTTCGAGGCGTTGTCGTTCCAGTTGCCGCTCGGGAGCTGACGGAACCAAATCCGCTTATTGTCCATGTCGAGCGCCATGGCGATCGACGCGGTCGACCAGGAGAACAGTATTCCCGTGTTAGAGCCGTTCAGCAGCACTCCCATGCCGGGTACGGCTATGCAGCAGTGGGTACTCGGGGAATAGACCTCGAAATAGGTGGTGAGGGCCGTCGTGGCGACGCCAAAGCTACTGTTCCCGTCGAAGCCGCTGCCCGGCGTGAATTCGGCGTAGAACTTGCCGCTGCTGACGACGGAGTTGCCCTTGGCGCCGTCGAAACCGCCGGCAGTTTTCGTGATCGTGCGGTTGTTGTTCGTGAACAGCGTCGTGGCCGGCGCGTCCGGGGACAGCGGGTTCCACGACGGCAGCGTGCCGATCGTGACGGCGCCGGTGTAGGTGGTTCCGGCCGTGCCCGCCACGACTGTCGCATCGGCCGCGACGGCGCCGAGGCCCGCGATCGTCGATTTCGCGACCGCGCTGACACGCTCGCGGATCTCGATGGCACGCGACGAGATGCCCGGTGTGCCGATCGGCGGCAGGATCAGGCCGGAGACGTTACTCCCTAGTTCAAATTGCGGAGCGCCGATCCTAAAAGTGATGTCGATAGCAACACCACTTCCGGTAACACCAAATCCCCAAAATGGAGAAACATAGTAGGTATTGCGATCCAGATTTTGGCCGGGCCCGACAACCAACTGACGTTGGCTTATGAGGGGCGCCGTGGTCGGGTCGAAGGGAGCGCCGTTGTTGTGGACCGCAACCGCAGTGCCGGCGGCATTAAATTCACGCCAGCCAGCTTGGACCCCGGTGGTGTTGACCGTGCTGCCGCCAACTAAGCGGTGGTAGAAACTCAACCACCACGTGTCGGCAAATCCGCTGGGAATGCCCGCCGTCCCAGTGGGCTCGAAGTAAGCGGTGGTGAAGAAACCAGCGACGTTAGTCGTGCCGGCGTAGCGGACATCAATGTAGGGAATGCCGTCTTCGGTGCCGATACCGATGATGCTGAACGTCAGGCCTAAATTGTCGCCCCATCCGTTCCAGAAAGTAGGAGCGGTGCCTGGCGTGCCAGCGACAGCGCCCTCGGCGCGGGGGTTGCGGATCGAATTGGTCCGACCGCTGACGCCAGCAAGAGTTGCATTGGCGGTATAGACAGCAGGGCCTATCCGCGTCGCATCGACCGCGACGGCGCCGACGCCGGCAATAGAAACGGCGGCGGCCAGGTTCTGGCTGAGCCTGCCCTGGGTGGCCGCACCCCAGTTTTCTACTGCGATTACATTCTCGCGAGCGGTTCCCAACGTCGGAGAGTAGGTTTGCTGGGTGGTGTCTTGAATGTATTTCCACGCTCCGTTGAGAGTGGCATTCGTGTTCGCGACGCCGCCGGTATTGCCGACACGAGTAAGCGGCGGAGTAGTCCAATTATGGGTGGTGTCGTTAGTGAACGTCTCGACAACGTCGCCGGCGACGGCACTCACCCCTATCAACACGCCATAAGCCAAACTAGGGTTAAAATTCCGGCTCGGATTAGTAATGGCGGTATTTTGAGTAAATGAGCTTTGAGGCGTCGGAAGCACGCTCCGTTGCAATCCGGTCGCATAAAAGATCGAAATGGCGGCGGTTAGAGCGGTTCCAACAATAGGGATCGTAATGGTTTGGCCGGCGCTTAGCGCCAGGCAGTTGGGACAGTAAGCTCTGGTTACACCGAATGAGGGTGTAGTAAGGATCCAGTTTCCGGGGACCTGGGTGTAAACATTCCCTGCCGAATCAGTAGGGGGGCTGTTGAAACTGGCACCGCCGGAAGCCGTGACTGACGCGCTGTATATTACGATCAAGGAGCCGGCCGGCACGTTAGCCGTTAAGGTGACCGGCGTTGCGCCGCCGCCCGTTTTTTGCTGTGCCGTGCCGATCGCGAAGACCTGGGGTATATTATCCGGCGTGTCGAACTGCCCTTGTCCGGCAATCGTCGTTGCCGCCGTGACCCCCGCGGCCGCCGACCAGTTCGCGGTCGCTATGGTACAGGCGGACTGGTAAAAGACCACTGCGCAGGAATTGGACGTGCCCGCGGTGGTCTCGTTCCACTCGACCTGGAAGAACAGGTATTCGCCATCCAGGATGATGGTCGGCGCGTTCCAGGTGATGGTGGACGTGTAGGTCGTCGCAGTCGCTATCATCGACACGGTCGAGCCGGTCAGAGCGCCGCTGGTCAGCTCTCGCGCGTTGACGCCGTTCGAAGCGGGGCCGGCCCAGATCCGGCAGCGCATATTCCCCACGACCGTTGCCGCGAGGGTTCGCATGCCGAAATTGAGCGTCCAGTTGCCGGCGCCAAACGTACCGGCATAGCGCACGGGCGAACGGAACGCATCGCCCGAGGTGGTGATGGTGGCGCCGGTGCCGGCGTTCGGATCAACGGCAAAGTCGAGATTGCTCGTCGCGGACGCAACTGTGGCGGTGGCGGTGGCGCCAATTCGAGCGCGCCAGAAAGGCGTGGTGGTGGCAGTTTTGGCAGTCGTCCATCCGAACGCGCTAGCTGCGGCAGTGGGTGCGGTGCCGCCGTCCTGCATCACGCCAAACCAGTCCGGCGTGGTGGCCGCCGTGTTCAGCATGTAGAGGGTCTTGGGCGAGCCCGCGCCGGGAACCGGCCGCAAGACCGGCGCTATCAGGGCAGGCGGCTGTCGCGCGCGCGGCGGCTGGCGGACAAGGCGAGCCTCCGCAATGTAGTCGAAGAAGGCCGCAGACGACGCAGGGGTTTCATAGGGGCCGACGTCCCACGCGCTGCCTTGCGGCCGCGTCGTGCCATAGATGTCTGTGGCGCTGGGGATGTGGACGGTGTCGGTGTAGCCCGTGTTGAGCGCGTCGGCTCCCGCCTTCAGTTTGAAGTCGGTGCCAATGCCTACGAACTGGTTTGCCGCCGTCTTGCTGAACAGCGTCCCGGTATCGGTCCATCCTGACGGATAGCTGGTCCAGTTCACGACGTTGTTGCGCGCGACGCCCGAGGTCAGGTTGGCATTACCGATGCCGCCCCACCCCATGATTATGCAATTCGTGACCGTCGTGGTGCCGGAGTAGTTGCGGTGGATGGCATCGAAACCGGCTTGTGAGTTCAGCGCGATCATCACGCAGTTGGTGAAGCTGCAGCTATTGTTTTGGCCGTTCCATATCGGGCTGCCTGACCCTGCCACCGATTCGTCGATGAACACGCAGTTGACATGATCGACCGATGAGCTTCCGCCAGCCCCGATGATGCCGTTGTTGGCCTGCTCGAAATTTTCCCCGCGCACAACCATCCGGCTGACCGTCGTGGTGCCGCTGCTGCCGTTTTTTCCCAGGGCCAGACTGGCATTCTGATGGATCGCGCCTGGCGCTCGAACAAGCTGCAGGCCGTCCAGAAGCCCATAATCCTCTTGGAGGATAATATTGTAACTATAGTTGCCTGATCGGGATATCTGCACGCCATAGCTTGCGCTGGGGATTAGCGGGTTGGTGGCGCGGTTCGGATTGTCGGCGAAACTTTCACCCGGCGCGCATTTCAGGGAGATGATGTTGGCGGCGGTTGTCGTGTGCCCCGTAATCGACACATACGTGGTGCGAACAATGTCGCCGTTGTTCCAGATCAAGCCTTCGTATGCCTGCGCCAGCGTGCCGGGGATCGACGTGACCCACGCATCGATGGTGGAATAGTCCGAAGCCCCGTAGGTCGAGAGCCATTTGAAGACGGCAACGCCGCCGTTGTTGATCCCGGTTCCGGTGCCGGTAGGGGCAGCGGTCGATGATCCTGCCGTGGTGCATCGGTAGGCGTTGCCGGCATTCGAGCATGCTTCGTTTAGCGCGAAGCTGTGGTTGCTCCAGGCTGCCAGGCCGGTGTGGATGTTACTGGTGACGGTCAACCAATTATCTTTCCGCTATCACCGATCACCTTCGGATCGGGGAGCGGGGGCTTCTGTACTTTCAAGGCCAGCACTTCATCCAGGGGAACATTGGCGCCGGAACGCAAGACGCCGCCGGTGTAGCTGTCCACGTCCACCCTGAAGCCGCGAAATTGCAGGGTGTTGGTGGTGTCCCACCATTGGGCGTCCTCGTTCCCCGGCTGCGGCATTTCGGGCGATAAGAATGATTCCAGATCGGTCACGGTAGCATCGGGCACCACGACCACAACAAATGGGTCGGTTTGTTCGGCCAAGCTCCAGCCCCAGCCGTCAGGCTGCACCACGATCACGTCGCCACGCTGCGACAGCTTGCTGGTGTGCTCGATGTCAGCGCCTTGCCGGTCCTGCATCCAGAGCAGCATTTCCGCCATCACACGGTGGCCTCGCGCCACCCGTCCCATTCCTGCACCACCTCACCCTGCGGGGTGCGGTGGCTGTAGACGCACCAGTATTCAGTGCCGTCCTCTAGCGCGGTGATCGCGTGCAACACGTCGCGACGAACAAGGAAGTGCGTCGGGGCATGGAAGTCACGCTCTATGACCGTGCCGTTGGGCAGCGTGGCCGAGACATGCACGGCGCCCTTAAAGACAATCGTTGTGTGATCAAAATTGTGGGTATGGCCGCCTGATGTAGCGCCTTTCGTCGGCTGGATTTTGCGAATGAAGACGTTGCCACTGACCCACTCCATCTCACTCTCCCACCCCATACGACCGCAGCGCGTCAGCCCGCCGCTCCATGGCCTCGAGCCTGCGCTCGAACGGAGTACAGCCACCGAAACCAACGCAGTTCGGACAAATCAATCGCATGCACTGGTAGCACATGCCGCCAATCGCGGCCGGATCGGCCTTGGGCGGAACGTGGACAATGTGCTGGCAGTGGAAGCAGGTGAAAGTGTCCCGCTCCTTGGTGCCGTCAGGCCCGGTAATGACCGCGTAACCGCCCGGGCGTCGCATCACTCATTCCAGCCACATCACAGTGGCGAGGAAAGTCGAGGTGTAGACCGGACTGAGCGCGCGCGTGGCAATGCCGTTCAGGTTGGTCGCCGGAATAACCAACTCCTGCCCGAGCACCGCGACCCAGCGATAGGTCGCCCGCTGGTTGACCGCGACGGTCAGCATGGAACTGGTCGCCGTGATACCGGGCTCAGCAGTCGGGTTGGCGTAGGCAACCATCGTCGAGGCGGTATCGGCCGGTTCGGTCACCAGCGGTGTAACCGCGGCCCCGCCCGTGCCCGCCGTCGTCTGGCGTGAAACATCCCAGACCACGACGTTGTCGGCCGGCGTGCCATCTACCCCGAGGTTCAGTTCGTAGATGTGCGCCCGACGCAGGCCCGTCGTCTGTGCGCTCACCGACAGGCACGTCTTGTAGGTCGTCGTCATGACCTGCTGGGTGCCGCCCAGACGATTGTTGGCGCTATATGAGGGCATTAACCCTGTCCTTCCTCGACCCAGGCAAAGCTAAACGTGCACCGAGCATAGGCTTCAACGTGTATTGGGTGACTTGGCCAGAGCCTGCACGCACCTTGCCAGTAGGCGTGATCGGTATCATGCACAGAACATAGCCGTTTGCCCTCCGGACCAGGGCGCAGACGGGGGCACATGCCGTCGACGGGGGCGGCTTCCCCCGGCGGCGAGCCGATACAACAGTCACCGCAGTGACAGCACTCACCTGACCGGACCCACATCAGGCGAGGGTGATGAGCAGCGATCCCGGGTTGATCAGCAGGCTGTCGCCGATCGCCAGGGTGCGCGCCACCGACAGCGTGCCGAACCACAGCGCGTTGCCGCCCGTCACTGCCGCCGTGTCCCAGATCGAGATCCCCGAGATCGTGCGCGCGCTGCTGAACGGCCCGTAGCTGAGCGTGTTGGCGTTCGAGCACGACCCGGCCGGCGAGGCCGCGGCGCCCATCGTCACCGTCGCCCGGTTGGCGCCCTCGCCGGTGGCGATCTCGTACATGCTCGCCGTGGTCGGCGCCGTACTGGTCGCCACCGCCACCGCCCAGGCGGCGATCGCCGGCTCGGCCGCGCCGCCCAGCGTGTAATCGAGCATCGCTTTCACGCCATATGGAGTAATGCCAGCCATATCAGTGTCCTTTCAGGTTGGAGCGGACGGCGGTGAAAACCGTGTCGAGTGCGATGTCCGCCATGCACTTCGACGCCTCGGCGTCAGCAGCCTTGACGCAGGTGCTCGCGTCGTCATGCAGCCTGTGACAGGGATAGCAGGGCACGCGCTCCGGATCGGCGTGCAAGGACGTCGTATTAACCCAGTGCTTGGTGATGTTCTCTTCCGAAGCGTGCGACAACACCACCACCTTCGGCATCTTCTCCATCGCCACCGCCCAGGCCAGCCCGGTGTCGGGCGTGAGCACCAGGTCGCATTGCTGAATGGTGGCGAGCGCCCGGCGGATCGGCCAGGATGGGTTCTTGGGATCGGGGGAAATGGCGGCGTGCAGTCCGTCAAGCGAGCCACGCCAGAGCTGTACGAAGTCCTGGACGTGCTGCGCCATCTTGTGATCGCGCTCGCCGGCCCCGAACAGCACTACCCTGACCTCGAGCTCGCCAAGCAGGCGCACCACCAGCATCGGCAAGTACGGCCAAATCTTATCAAGGCGCGAACCAGAGATGGCGATGCCGACCACCCGGCGGTTCACGCCGTCACGTACGTTGTCCAGCGTGTCCCCGGCCTGCATCTGCTCTTTCTCGGTCGGGTAGAAGCGCGGACCGGGATCGAACTGGTGCGCCACGCCGCAAATGTCGTGGACATATTCGAGGTAGTTGTGACCGCACATCTTGCGTCGGAAGGCATCTGGCCACCAAAACGCGCATTCATTCCTGAACAGCGCCAGCTTGGTTTCGCAGCTGTGCGACAGGTTCACCCACCAGTCGTATTCGCTGCCGCGGTCGCGCATCCAGGCATGCCATTGCTCGCCGTTGCCACCGGACGGAATATCACCTTCCTTCTTGACGATAATCCGCGACACGTAGGGGTTATTCTCGAAAACACAGGCCTGCGGCGCCTGCGCCATGACGTCGACCTCGTGGTTTTTGGCCAGCAGCGATAGCGCTGAAGCGGCGATGAGATTGTCGCCGATGCCGCCGAGCCGAACCACGAGGGCCCGGCTCACCCTGCGCTGCCCTGGGCGCTGATGTGGATGATCTCGTCGATGACAACGGTCTTGGGCTGGCCGTCGCCCGGCGGCCGCTTGGCCTGGTATTCCGCCCGCGTCGCCTCGAGCGCCGCCGGATACTTGTCGGGCGAGGTCTGCCACAACTGGTGTAATTCAGCTGCCTTCTCTTTTACCCAAGCCGCCAGGGCCGGGTAGTCATCGGCCGCACCCAATAGAGCTTCTTCAGTCATTCATTCCTCCATTTGCGTAGCATTGCCCCCGGCTGGCAGAGCGTTTCCGGCACCGGCAGCGCGGATACCGACGTGAAGCCGTGGTGATCCAGCCGTTCAAAAACCGACACGCCATCGTCGGCCCATCCCCAGATCTGGCCCTCGCGCACCGGCACGAAACGCTCCGGCCGTTCCATCGTGCACAGAGTGCCACCAGGGCTGATCCCCGCCTTTAGCGTGCGCATCACCCCGTCGAGGATCGGCATCGGGATATGCTGCAGACACCACACCGTCAGCCCGCCATCTGCCAGGAAAGCGTTCTCGACCATGCAGTTGAAGAACCGCGGCGTGACCGCCTGGAACCACTCCGGGTTGCCCACATACGTCGTGGCCATGGCGCGCATCGAGGCGCTCTGGTCGACCCCGACCACGCAGCAGCTCGTCCGGTCGACCATGGCCTTGCTCATCCGGCCGATGCCACAGCCGTAGTCCACGACCATGTCGAGCGGCACGAAATCGAGCTTCTCGATCAGCCACTCGGTCTCGAGCTTCCAGCGCTCGTCGGTCGACAGCCCCATTTCGGGCGTGAGGATGATCGACTTTGCTTCTTCGATCGTGGCGCAGTCGAAGATCGTTGAACCCATGGTCACATCCGATTTGCAAGTATGGTTATGCCGACGTCGGCGAGCAGCAAGTCTTGCTCCGGCGCCACGAGCTGCATGACGTCGCCGACCTCGAGCAAGCCGCCAGCGCCGGTAAGCAGGCAACTCGAACGGCTGGCTGGGGTGAGTGTTATCGTACCCAGTTCCACGACGCCGTCCGTTTCGCTCAACCGATTGAGCAGAAAGACCGCATTGGCTGCCGGCGGAGCCTTGGCATAACTCACCGTGCCCGCCAGGCCGACCGGCACAGTCAGCGCGAAGCTCATCGGCAGGTTGATTTCTGTACCAGCCGCGGGGCGCCCGGCGTAGGGGAAGCTGATCGGCAACTGGCGCAACTCGACCGGAAGCTGGGGATAGCCGATCGGCACCGTCCCGAAATCGGCGATCTCGACGACCTCGACCAGCGGCGGCGGCGCCAGCACGTCGACCACGAGCGCGATCGGCGCCGGCATGATGACGTCGACCACCAGTACCGGCGGCGCGTCGACCACCACGTCAACGACGATGGTCTCGGTGA